TCATCCCAAAAAATTTGGGCAGTTAATGATACACCAAATTGTATTATGGGTGGAGCAGGTTATTTACGTGATATCAATTTAATTAGATATTGTACACAAGAATTGGTACCAGAAGCAAACATTATTAAAGAAGATATTAATGTTGGTACAATTATGATTAATACCGTGCCTATTATTTTTGAAACCATTAAAAATTATGCAACTATTGTTGATGTAGAAAATAAACCAAGTCAATTTGCTTCATCTTTCATGTGGGCATATAAAGACCATTTATTCCACATTATGCCAGATGGGTTGGTTGAAGAAATTGAAGACTATGAAGCTATTGGTTCAGGTGCAGATGCAGCACTAGCTTCACTTAAACATACTACTGAAGAACCAATTTATACACGTTTAATTAAAGCACTTGATGCCGCATCAAATATTAGTTTATATGTAGCAGAACCATATGTATGTATTGATACTGGAAATTGTGAATTACAAGATTTAATTTTTGTAGATGATGAAATAAGTGAATCAGATAATACTATAGAAGATGATAATAAAAATGCGGCCGCATCAGAAGCTGATTGTTAAAATTCGTTTTTTAAGAAAAAATCTGATATATTAATAATATCCAAAGAGCGAGTGGTCTCCTCGTTGGATTGCCTCTGTGCTATCGTGCATGGAGGCTTTTCTATATTTTTTCTTGCTTTGATGAATAAAATATGGTATAATATCTATAAAGGTAGGAAAGATTATGTTACGAATAGAAATAGAAAACTTTATGAAACAACACAATATGAAAACAATTGTATTGTGGATGAATGAACAAGATGATTGTGGCGTTTATTGCGAATTAAAAGGTGGTTATTTAATGGATTACACTAATCATCGAGTTAATCGACAACAAGAAATTTGGGGTTGGATCGACTATGATGGACACGGTAACGCAGATAAAAAATCATGGGATAATAACCAAATTAAACCATTTTTACGAGCAGGTTTTAGAGTTGATTTAATCCAAAAATGTTAATATATTATAATGAGGTGTAAGTATGGCTAAACGAGATATTATATATCAATATATTTTTAGTGATGGTTCTACTTATATAGGTAAATTAGCAAACGATACAGATGTATTATGAACTCATATGCAATGGCTTCCTTGAATTAAATCTAAAAAAGAACTAACTCAACAATCTTCTTGAGAACTGTTGTGAAAAAATGATATTAATCAAAATGGTTTTAAAAATCAAAGTTTTGTTAGTGCTTATGGTTATCTTGATGCCGCAGAAGTAGAATACAATATTAGAGCTTCTATGAGTAATTTTACTACTATTGTCAATGGTATAGAAACTAATTTTTTTGATTTATTGTGTGATTTATGGCATGTTAATACAAAAGAGGCTTGTGAAGCCTTATGTATTTTACTGGCAACTAATCAAAAACAAAATGTGCAAAATACTCAAATTGATTTCTTATCTCGTGTTAGTGGTAAACAACGCTTGACACAAAAAGATGTACAAAGCTTAATCTCAAATGAAGAATTTAAACGTCGTTATACTGTTGCAATTGGTGGTTTGGCTGACAAACTATACTTAAATTTTAACAGGCGCAATCAATCAGTATTACAAGATATATTAGATCAATTGCAAATCAGTTTAACGGGACGTACAACAAAGAGTGGCGCAATTATTTTTTCAGATAGAGATACTAAGAAATTGGCTACTGCTTTAACTTATCATATCACAAAAAATACAATTACTGATTTAGTAAAACAAATTAAGGCAGCAGGCACTAAACATGGTCATACTAATAAACAATTACAACCAATGATTGAAGAGATTGTTGCTGCATTAGAAAATAAAGCATATACTAAAAGTGGTAATATTCGTAGAACTACAACTTATGGTGATTTGTTTAAAATTATCTATGGTTATGTAAATAACCAAACTGCAAATCAATGAACATTGTTTGAACAAAATAGCGATATAAACTTGCAAAAAACAATGGAATTGTGATTACAACAGACACGATTAGAAGATGTATTTCCTGTACAATTACATGGTATTACTACGGAAGATGAAAATACTTATAAAATTAAATTAAGTAGATGAATACAAGAAAATGTATTTAGTCATTTTATGCCTAATCAATTTTATACATTAAAGCAACAAACTAAATATTTACAATCTACGCACAGTCGCAATGGCGATGCTTGGCTACCTCCAACAGGAGAGGAATATAATAGTACATTAATTTCTCAAACTAAAGCATATCTACCACAAAATAGTTTTATTTTTAACTCTTGATTTAATGGAACGTTAGAATCGGGTTCAATGTATGGTGAACAAGTTTCAATTTGATTAAATAATGCGGGTGCACCTTTTAGTAATTGGAATAATTTAATCCGAGCTTTCAATAATCAACCAACTAGTATAAACGATACAAATCGCATTACATTTTATTAACTAAACACATTAGAAAGGAATATATAATAATGACAATTTATTGGTACAAACTAAATGATAAAGCAATTATACCAACCAAGCGTGATGAAGATGCTGGTTTTGATATTTATACAATAGAAGATAACATTTTATTAATGCCTTTTGAAAAACGTCTTTTTAAAACAGGACTTGCTGCGGCCGTAGAACCTGGTTATTGGCTTTTAGCTTTTGATCGTGGATCAACAGGTTCTCGTGGCATACATACTCATTGCGGTGTTATTGATAATGGTTATCGTGGAGAGATTTTTATTTGCTTATGCAATGATAATCCTTATCCAGTGAAATTTACTAGCAATACTGTAAAACCATATTTTGCCGCAAAAGATAGTTATTACACAGTAGATGGAATAGAACATTGCGGTGAAATTTTCTACTATCCTGTTTCTAAGGCAATTGCACAAATTATTCCTATGCCACAACTTTCTGCTGTATCGTGTGAAGCTGATGATTTAAAATGGTCTACGTTACAAAATACTGAACGTGGTAGTGGTAAATTAGGAGATTCTGGTAAGTAATTAAAAAGACCTCGAAATGAGGTCTTTTATTTTATTCTTTATTCTCTTTATTCCATATATAGGAAATATTGCTATCGACTTCACTCAGAAGTTCATCAACTTCCACACAGATCGGACTGCGCATAGAGTCAATTAAATTTACTCAACCAACATAAGGTTGCGGACATAACTTATCTATTACTTTTTGAAAATCACATTTCTCCTGTTTTCGTTGGCGCCAATCATCAATTTGATTCATTGAACCTAATAAAATTATTTTACAATATTTACCAACACGAGTCAAAACGGTTTTAAGAGCAGTTAAATCTAAATTTTGTGCCTCATCAACAATAATAATTGAATCTTCAAATGAACGACCGCGTAAAAAGGCAATAGGACAAACTTCTATATTGTGTAATAAATCATTAACTTTATTAGCAATTAATGATTTCTTTTGATTGCCGCTACATGTACCTTTTAAATTCATTCGAGCAATATTCTCTAAGTTATCTGTGAGTGGACCCATAAAAGGCATATATTTATCTTCTACATCTCCTGGTAAAAAGCCCATATCTTCACCAACCTGAACAGGATTTCTAGCATAAACAATTTTGCTATATTGCTTATCTTCTTGAAGCTGTAGAGCCGCTGCGAGCGTAACAAATGTTTTGCCCGTTCCCGCATTTCCTGTTGCAAAGATAATTTTGGTATTATTGTCTTGAATTAGTCTGACTAATTCAATTTGTTCCTTATTTTTGCCTAAATTAACTCCGTATACTGACATTTATAATCTCCTAATAGGTTTTTATCCTATACTAACAATTTAATAAAAATTGTTGTTAGAAACAAATACATAAAATAATAAAAATTCCTTGACAGCAGAATAAAAATTTAATATATTATTAATAGTTAAAGAAAGGAAAAATATATTATGAGAATCGAAGATATACAAGATTATGTTAATGCTAGACCTGCACTCACTAAACTTGAAGTTACTACTGAATTAGGTACTGATGTAACCTATTTTTTAGTTACTAAAACTAAGGAAACTTATGTATTTGAAGATGAAACAGAGGCAGATGCAATGGTAGATGAAATTCGCCGCAATGCCAATTTTGAAAGCGCTAAAAAAACTTACAAAGCTGGTAAAATGAGTCGAAGCGGAGAAGTAACTAGACCAGAGACGTGGACCGTTGTTGGGGTCATTAGACACTAATCAATAGAATAAAAAGTTATGAAAATGCTTTCATGATTTTACTCATAGAATGATTTATGCTATACTTTTAATATATGGAGGTATAGATATGATGATTTATATGTTTATTAAACTCATGACAGCCTTCCGTACTGTCTATCATAATCATTACACAAAATAGGATAATAACATGACTTTACCAGCAAGCGGCATATACAAAATTACCAACCTCTTAAATGGCAAAGTCTATGTTGGTCAATCGCAAAATGTATTTGAACGAAAGATTCAACACTTTACCGCACTAAGAAATGGTAATCATGAAAATCGTGAAATGCAAAAGGATTGAAATAAAAATAATCATGGTTTTAGATGAGATGTTATTGAATTTTGTCCTATTGCGGAATTAAACAGTAAAGAAAAGTATTGAATTGATAAATTAGATACAATTGCTCGCGGCTACAATGTGGACTGAAAGCCTTATAAACGTAAAATTAAAAAATCGCCGCGACGAAAACAAAAACATTATCATAAAACGAGATAATAATTCGTTTATGCGAGAACAAATAAACAAACTATCGCATACCTTTCATCAGTTAGTATTATCTAATTGCCATTAGGTTTTTGAATAGACGGATTATAAAAATGGGAGTTTAGTGTAACGGTAGCACACGGGTCTTCAACACCCGGGTAACGGTCTCCAAAGCCGTGGGTACGAGTTCGAATCTTGTAACTCCCGCCATTAATTATTCTTACAATAAAAATAAAAGTTTGTTGACAAACCCTAATATTTATTGTAATTTATATATAGATAAAGAAAAATAATAAAAGGTTAATTATTTTTCTTTATTAGAGATGAAAAACTTCTTGACAAAAGCAGAAGGTTTCCATATATTATTAGTGTTCAAGGAAAATAAATATTTTCTCAGACGATGAAATTCAATTAGTGCGCAATAATTGAATATCGCGACTTTAATAATAGTCAGTCGTAAAAGAACTATTAACTTGTAATATTGAAAGGAAAATTATTAACATGGCAAAAGCAACAGAATTAACTTACACAGAAAACGAAATGGCAGCCATCGAGGTCTTAAAGGCTAATAAGGGTGTCCATTTATCCGCAAAAGATTTAGGAATTTCTACGGCAATTTTAACATCTTTAATTAAGAAAGCTGAAAAGTTCCCAGAAGCTGAAGGTGTTGTTGTCGTCAATAAAGAAGATTACAGCGCTGTTTGCCCAACTTGCGGCGCTAAAGTTTCTCACAAACTTTATTGGATTGATTAGGATTTTTCTTCACTTTAATAAAAAGTGTGAGCTAAAAATTGATTATTTAAAACTTTGCCTCTATATTATTAATATAGAGGTTTTTATTTTATGAAATTAAAAATTACAGGAATTTATCGCATTACCAATATAATAACTCACATGTCATATATTGGACAATCAGAAAATATTTGAGCCAGATGAGGGAGCGAAGAATTAGCTTCTCGTTGTACAAGCGATCCTTTTTATAATTCTTTATTATGTCAAGCAATTAGAAAGTATGGTGTTACTAATTTTGAATGTGAAATTTTAGAGGAATGCTCAGTACAAGATTTAAATCAAAAAGAACAATATTATATTGAATTGTATAAAACCATGGCACCTTATGGTTATAATAAAATCAAAGGCGGAAGAGTATATACTAATCTTCAATGCACCATGTATGATATTGATGGCAATAAAATTCGGAATTTTACTGATAATAAAACTATTATTGACTACTTATTCACACACAATGCAGTCAAACAATCATATCGTTATGAAATAATTAAAAATATTCGTCTTGCTTGTGAAGGTAAACGACAAATAGTATGAGGATATAGATGGAGTTATGTAAATCAACCTATTGCATTATCTAAAAAAAGCTCTAAGAAAATGGTATACGAATTAGACGATAATAATAATATTATTAATCAATGATTTTCATGCGGAGATGCTGCTCGTGCGATTGGATGTACAACATCCACTCTTGCTCGCCATTGTCGAGAAAGATCAAAAACATGTATGAATAGACATTTTTGTTATGCGTCAGACTATCAAATATCTCAATAGGTCTTTATAATTGTTGAACAATATCAGTTATACCACTAAGCCATTCTAATGTAATTGTTTGAATAGGTTTACAAGTAATAGTGGTTCCAGAAGTTATAAGCGATAAGTTAATTTGAGCATTATAGCCTTGCGGCATTGTTGCTAATCCTATAACACGTCCTCTATTAACAATAGCTCCATTGCAAGAATAATATTGCATAGCTAAAATGCGCATTGGTGTTAAATCGCGTTGTACGGTAGCACCATTAAAATCTGCTTCAAGAGAAGAAAAATTTCTATAAGCATCACGACGAGTTGAAATTATTTTTAAAAAAGTTAAATTTGATACAGCGTCAGAGAATATAATTCTATGTTCATATAAACCATATCTAGCATTTGCGGCATCAATATCTAAAAAATTTAAATTCGTTAGATAGTCTTTAGTATTTTCTTTGCGCAAAAAATTTTGATCTACATCTGTTTTGTTATAATAATTCGATGCTAAATATGTTTGCATTTTAAGATTATATATCTTAAGTCCATTAAAATCAATTAATTTATTGGCTGAAGTATTGTTATTTGCCATATATAAACCTCCGTTATTCTATTATTAGTATAATATTGATAAAAGTAATTCGCAAATTCCATTTTAAAAGAGCAGATTATTTACTGCTCTTATTTGTAGTCATTCATTCAGTGATTAAAAATGGCATTGGTTGGTCATATTCAAACACAAATACAGTTTCATTAACCCTATTATGTTTTGGTTTTAGTTCAACAATAGTCATTCCACGATGCAATAAAAATTGTGCTAACTGCGGACTAAATATCAACTTTGTTTTCATATTCTTTTTTATACTCCTCTTTAAATTTTTGAATGCGGGAGTTGATTTCTTCTGCAGTGAAATTTGCTGTCATATCAATATCTAACTTGCCATTATCTAAAAAAGCATCTACATAGGGATCTATATAATTAATCACATAGTTGGAAATTGTATCTCTAAAGGTTCAAAAATAGGACTTTTTGAACATAAGTTAGAGATATTTCGTTTAATGATGTTATAAAGTACTGTTTTATCTATATTACTTGGCATTGATTAACTCCTCCAAGTCGCGCAATTATTTTGTAGTGGAATCTTTTACGCATATTAAGTGATTGTTAATTTTTATTAATTTATTATTAACTTTAATTAATATATATTTATCTCACTAATATTAGCTGCCTTTAATTACTAAGATACTACATTTTACAGGAGTAGAATTCGCGTTTCTGCCAGTGAAGTCTAACCTTAAGGCTGGATATCCTGTTGATTCAGCAGTAATACGATACTGCATAATTATACCACCATCAATAGACATAGATGTAGCTGTTGCTATGCCTGAGCCAGTCTCTTGTGCATATAATTCATCACCATCAGATGCGTACCCATTAAATTTTTTTATAAACGTTGCAACATTTAAGCCTTTTGTTCTTGATGTGTTTGTATATGCGGTACTATATACTTGAATAATAAGTATATCTCCTGCATTAACAGTTACATCTTCTATCTCATTATAAGCCTCATATACCCATACAGTCCAAGGAGTCTTATAAGATGCATTGGTAAGAGTTTCCCTTGTAAACTCCTGAAAATCTCTAATTGGAGAAGAAGCTGCGGCTGTAATATTGATATCGCCAGTACCTATTATTGATTGATGATTAATAGTTTTTAAGGCTTGATGCGCAGTTAAGACGGTGCCTAAATTAATTACACCTGATGTACCTTTACTAACGCCATTCATAGTAATGCCTGTAATGGTGCCTTTATTTGATGTAAAACCGCTATCATTAGTAAAATCACTAAGTTTAGTTGGTTTACCCAATAGGTCATTATAACTACCTGTCTTAGAGATTTTATGTAAAGTAACGGTGCCGCTTCCAGCTAAAGATTCACTACTAGATGTTATCTGGGCTCCTGTAGCAGTAGTATTTAAAGTCTTTACTGCTGTTGAATAAGTAGCAGGAAGATTCCGGGGATCAAGTCGGAGAATTTTTAATTCATTCTCACTTGTTTTTTGAGTCAATAAAAATTTTCCATCAAGATATGTTAAATTATCTGGATCAATAGTGATTTGATTTGTTTTATCTATTGTATAATTTGCCATATTTCGCCTCTCATAATATAAATATATGAAATTAATTAAATAATAGCAAAATTAATAAAAGAGGGTTTATAAACCCTCTAAATATTAAGCTATTTTGACAAAAGCAAAACCGTTTTGTACTAATTCAGCACCAATTGTATCGCCAGCTTCGTACATCCTAATAACTTGTGCGCCTGCAGTAACAATACCACTAGTATTAACTTGAACTGCACTATAAACACCTGCAGCAATATTTGCTTTAACAGCGTAACTATTAGTATCTACAGTGACTGCACCATTAGTTCCAACCTTTAAAAGACCTGCATTAGCAAAAGTTGCTCATGTTGGTATTTTTGAACTATTAGCAATAATTAATTGATTTGCTACCGTCGCGGCGGCAGTTGGAGCATAGATTGAAGCGGTTGTTGAGAATTTATTGGTACCATTAAGTATTACAGCGGTACCACCTGCATATAACTCGCCTTGAATTGCAGTACCATTATGTAAATAAATTGGTCTACTTAAACCACCAACAGTTGCGGAACCTAATTTAGTAGCTGTTGTTGCATTTGCAACGTTATTCACTGTTACTGAACTAACATTCGCACCATCTTTTTGGAGTTTAACAATATTATCGGTAGCACCCTTAACTAATGTATATGAAGCAATAGAGATTTTTGTAGTACCAATTGGTTCCCAACTATATGTTGAACCAACTTTAACGGTCATATATTCAAGATAAGCACCTGATTCAACATCATTACTATCTGGAACCAAATAAATAATAAATTCAGTCGCGGCTGAAGCGACTAACGTACCTGTAATGGTTGTGCTACCTTCTTTCCATGTAACTCCACTAGGTGTTGTAGCTGCATCAGTTGAGACAACATATTTGAATTGATCAATAGCTGCGATAGAATCTTGAAGAGCTTTTACCTTGGTATCTATTGCATGTTTATTGTAAACATAAAAACCTAGAGCCTCGGTACTACCAACACTCTGATAGAACACTATTGTATCATCAGCAATCTGACGACTAATAGCTGGTGAAACCCACTTAGAAGAACCAGCTCCATCAGATGCTAAAAGTTGTCCATTAGTACCACCTGTAGGAAGTATTTTATCGCTATCAACATTAATTATAACATCTGAACCTGAAGCCGTAATGTTTACAGCTCCACTTCCTTTAAGTGTTAAAGCATTATCTAATACATCTTGAACTGTATCACCCGTTAAATTACTACCATTTAAAACAATACTAGTATCTGTTTCTGGATGGATACCAACAACAGTACTATCACTATCTTTTCGTTGGATTTGGGTTTTTACTATTTTTGTTGAGTCTGTAACTCTACTAGCCATAATAAGCCTCCTATATTTCTTGATATATATAATTACCGACTTTTATAGCGTCAGTAGAACCATCTTTTTCTATCATTGAATGGATACCTTCAACAAATAATGTTTTATCAGCATTTTGTTTAATGCCGCCACTTTTATCGAGTGGTAATGTTAATGCCAATTGATTGTTAACAGAAGTAATTTTAAGCGGTGAATCCTTATCAATACTTAAACTTAATGCAGGTTTGTTTTCATTATCTTGAACTATTATTAATGGTGAATTTTTATCAATATTTAATTTTAAATCTTTGTTACTATTGATAATAATTGGATTAGTGATATCTAAACCAATAGTTAATTTATTATCAGTTAATTTTAATGCGGAGTTATTATCTACATCTAATGAAATTGTATTAGTATCTTCATTATATGATAATGGTGTGTTAACATTAATTTTTAATGTTCCACCTGATCCCCCTCCACCACTAAAAGGTGAGATGCATGAAACAAAAGAAAAGAAAGTAATATTAGAGAAATCTCCTGAAGAATTTTCACTAATAGTTGTAATTAATAAATCATGATTATATAACTGTAACTTAAAGATTGTATCTATAGTGTTAATTCTTCATTGTAGACTAGATATAATATTTTGTTTACTGTTCCATCCAATCATACCATTATCTAATTTATATAAAGTATAATTGGATTGTCAAACTACTTGCCAAATGCCATCATCAGTAGTAGTAATGATTTGACCAATATAATAAATTTTATTTTCTTGAGATTCTGCTTGTTCAACAGTAGTAACAAATTTGTTAATAATTAAATTATAAGCTTCATAAAAATTTTTAAAATGACTTCTTGCATCAAGTGGGACTGCTTTATTAGGAAGAAAAGCATATTCTGAAAGTTTAATATCGTACGACATACTTTTTAACCTCCTATTATATCTATCTTAAAAATAAAAGATATGAATATAAAAAGCAAAATCGCTAAATTTTATCGGTTTCTACGAATTTTTTACCCCATCTCGTTGCTTGCCCTTCGAATCAAATGGCATCATAATCTTTGTAAAGACCTTTACGATAATACTTTAATTCTAAATACCAATAGCGAATACAAGATGGAATTGAAACTAATACTATCATTAATGGACCTAAAATAATATTTTGAAGACCATGTCCAGTTTCATGTGCGCAGCTATTCTCACAGTTCTTTCCAATAATGAAGAATGGACCTAACTCTAAGCCACCCCAATTTGTGCCCCATACTGCATATAACCTACCATGATATACGTGCACACGTTTAAAAAATGCGCTAAAACTAATAATCAATAATCCTGGTAGCGAAGTAATGATACCTCATGTGAAAGATAAAACATAAAAAACTATACGTTTTAAAATTAATTTTCAATTCATATTTTCACCTCTCTATTAAATATAAATAATATACTCTTGATTTGCAAATTTACTTGAAAATATAAAATGTATAAATAAAATATGTTGACAAATGTGTTCTTTGCTTTTATACTATAACTATAGAATAATAAAGATGGGAGAACATTGATGATAATAAGAGCGTATAATGAAAACCATAACTATTTATTATTTATTGATTTAGAATTTAATAATCAAAAACTCGTGCAGTTTGCAGGACTATTATTTAAACGCATTGATGTCGAAACCTATCAATTAATGCGAGATGTCAATATATATATAACTCAAACAGTGTGTTATCCTTTTATGGAATATACAAATATAACAAATAATTTCCTAAAAGACAATGGTGTTACAATAGAAGACGCTAAAGCATTAATTATGGACGACTTTTTAAGTGACATACCATTAAACGAACTTGAAGTTATTAGTCATGGTTTAAAAAATGATCGTCTGGTATTATTAACCGCAGGATTAAATCTTTCTACAGCAGAAAATAAGTCTATTGATGGTTATTGTACTTATATGAATGCACGCCGCATTTTAGGTAGGTCAAATCATTTAACACTTGTTGATATTGCAGAAGAAAGCGGTTATTATTTACATGCAGCCCACAATGCTTATAATGATGTATGAGCAGAAGTAGGAGTTTTTACTTTTTTAAAGAAGATAGAAGCACAGAAAGGAGAACAACATGTTATTCGTAAATTTAGATAAACTTAAAATCGATAAAGAATATAATTTTCAAACCTTTTCTATTGATATTGATTGAAATATCAATGTCGCCGCGGCAAAATTGAAAACACAAATACAAAAAGCCTGCGCAAATTTATTTATTACTAAGCCAGCAATTGCTGCTAATTATGTAATTAATGTACAAACTTCAAATATTACAGAAGAAGATTTTATTGGCATAGTTAATTTATGTACTTTTGCCTTTTTTGAATCCTTTGTTTTAACTGGTGGTCGTCCAAGAGAAAGACGATTAGATGTGCCGGAAAAATTACAATGCGCTCATATTAGTGCGGGTTTATTAAAACGTGCAGTCAATACAATAACTGTTACTGATGTTTTTAATTTAGAAATCAAATGTGGCGATTTTTCTTATATTATGGTTGATACAAAGGAGAGAATAATAAATGACTAGAGAATTAAAGTTTTATACAGATGGCGCTTTTTCTTCTAAAACAGAAATGGGAGGCTGGGCTACGATTTGTATTGAAGATGAAAATATTATAGATACTCAATCAGGTTATGAACCATATTCTACAAATAATCGTATGGAATTAACAGCTTTTTTAAGTGCATTAGAAAATATTGATACGATTGAAACCGCCAATACAAAAGTAGTCATTTATACAGATAGTGCATATATAGCTAATTGTTTTGCGCAAAAGTGGTATATTAAGTGGACAACTAATGGTTGGCGCACATCAGACAAACAAGATGTAAAAAATCAAGACTTATGGAGACGTATTGTTGCTTTATATATTAAATTGAAAGATCGTTTTAGTTTAACAGTAGTAAAAGTAAAAAGTCATAGCGACAATCCTTGAAATAATTATGCGGACTTATTAGCTGTTAAGAGCAGACGAAAATTGGAGGAATAATTCATGAAAATTCTCGTATTAATGCCATTAGATGAAAAATGGTCTTTTATTTCTACTGCTTTATTCCAAAATTTAAGCCGCAATGCTAAGGATAAAACTTTTGTTATGCCAATGTTTAGTGAGTGGCAAATGGCAACCAAACATATGATTTTAGGGAATGATTTGCCAATACATTGGAATGTTGCGACTTTTGGTTCAATTCTTAAGGCAAAAGAAATGTATAAAATACAAAATGCTACTAAACAGGATTTTATATTAATTGGTAATATTAGTCCTGACTATAAATTTGATGTGATTTTTAATTTTCAAGATATGGAAAAGGATGAACCTTATCAAGATTTGTATATCGAAAAATTAAAAGAAGTATTCGCAGAAGATAAAGTATTAAGTAGTAATTTAAACTTTTATGATGCTACTGCTTCAACAATGACCCTACACAACATTACTGCTGCGGCTGAATTTTTGAGTAAATATATAGAAACCGATCCGCATATTGAGGATATTAAAGCTAAATATAAAGAAACATTAAACTTTAAGGAGGTTGCCAATGAATAATAAATTTGGTTTACTTACTGATGAGAGTTCTTATGAAAAAAGTTTTTCTCGATTAGATGAGTTCCAACGTGCGGCCGCGTCAAGTGAGAATAGTAATGTTGTTATTCGAGCTTCTGCAGGTAGCGGTAAAGCATTAAAAAACGGAACTAACGTTTTAACTATTCAAGGTTGGAAACCAATAGAATCTCTCACAACTAATGATAAAGTTGCTGCCGAAGATGGAACATTTTATTCTGTATTAGGAATTTATCCTCAAGGTTTAAAACAAATTTATAAAATTACTTTTTCAGATAAAAATGTTATTGAATGTAGTGGAGATCATATTTGGACATGGCAATCTAGCGAGAATCGTAATAGACATAAAGATCATTGGACTAATTCAAGTACTGAAGAATTATCTAATAAAACATTACAGCTAAACAATGGACATTGGGATATTTATCTTCCTCAACCAGATATTATAGATTTTCCAGAAAAAGCAATTCCTCTTAATCCATATTTGCTTGGTGCTTTACTTGGCGATGGTAATATGTCTGATAAAGGCTTAATTTTTACTGTTGCAGAAGATGATTTAAAAGAGAAAATACAAAATATTTTAGCTGAATATAATTGTTCACTAAATTATATTTCTCGATATGATTATTCAATTCAAGGTCCTTTAGGCTTTGGTTATCACAATACACAAAATTACATCGGAGCAAGTTTAAGAGAATTAGGACTTACATATCATAATTCGCATAATAAATTTATTCCAGATATATATAAATATAATAGCGAAGCAATTCGTTTAAGAGTATTGCAAGGTATTATTGATACAGATGGGTATTGCGATGGTAGTGCTTATGATATTACACTTGCTTCTAAACAATTAATCTTAGATATTCAATTTATTTGTGAATCTCTAGGTTTTACTGCTACATATTCTGAAAAAACTAGCTATTGTAATGGTAAAAATTCTGGAATCGTTTATAGATTAAGGATAAAAACATCTAAAAAATATCCGAAAATACACACAACTAAAAATAAAGATTCTAGATGGAAACAAGGACAATCTTCTGCCCGTAGAACTATTCGATCAATAGAAAAAACAAACGAGTTCGCTGAAATGACTTGTATCGAAGTTGCTAGTCCAAATCATTTATATTTAACTGAACATATGATACCAACACACAATACCAGTACGCTTATCGCCGCGATCAGTGCATATAGATATAATAATCTGAACGATAGAATTTGTGCTATTACCTATACTCGTGCTGCGCGTGCGGAAATGGAAGCTCGTCTACAAGAATTAGGTGTAAACGATGTTGATGTTACTACGATTCATGTGTGAGCTCGCAATCGGCTTAATGATTTATCTATTAAATATGATTTTAAAATTCAAATACTAGAAGAACCTCAAATTAGAACTATTTTACAAGAAATAATACCAGCTTATCTTGCGACTGCAAGAGTAAAGAATGTTAATTTAGATATTTTATACACTTACATTATGGGGTCTAAACGTATTAATATTACTGAAAATTATCGCCGCACATTAAATGCACTTGAATTAAGATATATTAATTACAAAAGAGAAAATAATTTATATGATTTTACAGATTATCCTTTATATTTATATAACGTACTAACTGCTTATAATGAAACAATCCAAGATATTGATGCATTATTTGTGGATGAATTTCAAGATGTAGATGAAACTCAATTGAAGATTTTTGATTTGGTTAAAGCAAAGAAAAAGTTTTATATTGGAGATAAATGACAAAGTATTTATACTTTTCGCGGTGCTTGTGGTGAAGTGTTTGAAAAATTAGATGGATTCCAATTATATAAATTGAAATGCAATTATCGTAGCTATCAAGAAATAATTGATTATGCTACCACTGTTTATATGGAGTTGCTAGAGAAGACACAGGAAGAACAAGATTGTTATATTAGTGAGATTATGTTTTCTCATGACAGCCACATTAAATGCGCTCGCGGCAGTGGTGGTGAAGTATATATTATTAATCCTTTTGGACGAGTAGCGCAATTTAGTAATCATCGTACATCTTTAAAAGCTTTTGATCTTTTTAATAGATTTATGAAACTTCAGCCAATGATTTTATGCCGCACCAATAAACAAGTCAAATACGTGCAATCATTAGGTTATTTTAATGTAGATACTGTGCACCAAGCCAAAGGGTTGGAATATAAGAATGTAATTACTTTGGATTCGACGATTAATTCATTAGAAGATTTAAATGTTGCTTATGTTTCTATGACTCGTGCTGAAGATGGATTATTAGTCATAAATTGGCAACAATTCGAATCCTGATTTAAATTATTTATGAATAAAGTAAATCAGGAGGTCTTGAATAATGGGATTAATTAATTTCGCAGAAAAGATTACTACTTCATTCCACTATGATTTAAATGATCGTACTGAATGATATAGTCAAATTAATTGTTCATTAGTTGGCATTAATTATGGTGGCTTTGTTAATCAATCAAGTACTCCCGTATGAATTTATAATAATTATTATAAAACAGATGTAGAACAACACGTAAGGTGTTTAAAACTTACTCAAGATACTAAAATTCAATCTGATATTGATATTAAAGATTATGATGTTTATCTTAAATGTTATAAAATAATTAATAAACGATATACTTATCCTACAACTGATGCGGCTTCTGGTCGTCCATGAGTAATTTTAGCCGCAGATAACTCAGGAATTATTACAGTACCTGCTGGTGAATATGGATTAAATGGTTGGGAAATCTTACGAATAAATAAAACCAATATAGATAAATCTTTATTATATGTAATGAATAATACCGATAGCTTATTAGGAGATACAGTTACTTTTTACTATAAGGTTAATCAGGTTACCTATACACAATCTTATCCTAGTCTCTATACTATTGCTGATTCAGAAAGATTGGCAGTCTTAACTTTTCCGGGTTTCTATATAAATAACAAATCTTTTTCTCGTTTAAGTAATGTTGATAATACTACAAGAGGTATTAATTACTATACTTTAGATAAAAAGACATATGACGATAATAATATTTTAAAAGACGGTATTATTAATTTGGGAAAAATTGATCGAGATGAAATCTGCGTTTTATTTAATGGCATGGATCACAATTATGATTTACAAGGCGTACAAATAGATAGAATAAATCATATTGTTAAAGTTTATTATGATTCAACTTCTACAACTTATCCAATTGAAGATAATACTGAACTGTATCTCGTTCAACGTAATCAAGCTAATATTGGTCATGCGAGTGAAATGATTGATCCATATAATAGTTTAATTTTATATCCTCAAGAAGATCATTTAGGAGTTAATATCGCGCATGTTGCAGATAATTTAATATTAGGCGGCACGCCATATGAATCTTCTGTAAGCTCTATCATGCCTGCAGAAATTCAATTAAATATTAATTCTCCTGAACTTCAAGGTTGTCTTTTAACAAAGAGGCTTAATACCATTAGTGAACTTACCTTCTCAACCATTGCTGATGAATATAAAAGCTTATTTGTTCGCAAACAATTTTCAGAAACTATTAGTGTTGGTGAACAAAATTGTAAGAGCCCAACTAATGCTGATTCCGTACAAGTTGTTTCATTGCAAAATGATTATGGCGGATCTGAACGTAACTATAGAATTTCTGATTTGCGTGCAGTTTTAAATTACAACATCTATACTTTAAAAAATAGTGCAAATTATAGAATATTTACTAATAATAATTTTACTACTCAAATGGTATTAGATGGCCGCATTAGAATTTGATCATCAGGTCGCACTACTAATTATTGTGAAAAAGAATTAATTAATGTTACTAATACTACTGTTAATAATTTGCCAGGTCTTTTGCCGCAATATATTAATTTATTATCTAATATTAGAAATGCATGAGAACATGGCACTCTTACCCCATTTGAAGATGAAACTTGAACAGGTTTAAAAATTACCAAAGATATTAATAAATCTTATACTACAATGCGAAAGACTATTCCTGATGGTACTGAACATGGAACTGAAATAGGACCAGCATATCCAGTAGATATTTATTATGAACGCTATTTATCAACAGGTTTAATAACCAAAGACAATGTTTGATCCTATCGTGGCATTCGTTTTGGTTTTAATTTAAATAAAACTCCATCACAAGGTTATGTACTTTTCGCCAAATATAAAGTAAAATAATACACGTTGCTTAGTAAGACATTGTCTTGACTAAGCCTTTTTTATTTACTATACTATAATTAATAAGGAGATATTTTTTATGGAAATTACAAATTCATTGAATAGATTCTTACACGAGACAAGCGCCGCATTACCAATAATTGAATATATTATTAAAACAAAACATAAGTATTTATTAATTTACAATGAAGAACATCAATCATATGTTATTGTTGATAGAGATAATTATGATCATTTAGAATTACAAGGTCATATTTATTATTTATATACTAAGAAACCAATTTTAATAAATGGTGATCAACCAATACAAATATTCGAAATTGATTTGCTAAATCACGATGATTTATTAGGTTTTAATAATCAACATGAGTTGCAAATTTATTGTGAACATTTGCCAACCAATACCTCAGTTAAATTAACGTCTAAACTTATTTTTAGCCCGCAATTGGCAAACTTTTTATTAGATCGAGGTTTTCATATTATTCATTTAAAGCAACATGTTGTTACAGGTGATACTATTTTTGTATTTTCTATAGAACCTGGTTTCTATGAGAATATTTATGATTTTAGACAAAATAAACTTGATCAAGTGATTAAATAGTTATATTATATAATTATAAAGATAAAATAAAAAATAAGGAGTACTTATGAATATACGAGATTTTGCAATGATGGAACCAATGAAATATTATGATAATCCAGAGCCAAAAACTGATAGTTTAAAACAAAAACGTCAAGATATGATAGACAATAAAGATAATTTATATATGGCTACAGAAAAACACGATGGAGATTTTGGACTTTTTATACATTTTGGTAAGGATAATAACCTTATTAGAAGTCGTTCGATTAGTAAAGTAACAGGTGCTTATGGTGATTACACCGCAAAATTGCCGCATCTTTGTGTAGAAATGAACACTTGGCCAGATAATAGTGTGGTGATTGCGGAAATTTGTTGGGATGAATATGGCACTAATGCTAATACTGTTGGTACTATTTTAAGATGTCTACCAACTAAGGCAGTAGAAAGACAAAAAAATAAAAAACTAAGCGCATTAGTGTTTGATTTATTAATGTGGAATAATGAAGATCTTACTAATAAACCATATCAAGAAAGATATGGCATTGCGCGAACTCACTTTAGACGTGGTGATGATGATACTAGAATTTATTATTTTAACATTACTAATGCTTTTTATCGTAATTTTGCAAGTGAGGCTGATTTAATAATTAATAATGGCGGCGAAGGCTTGGTAATACAAAGAAAAGATAATCCATATATGCCAGGCACTCGAACCGCATGGAAAACTTTAAAACTAAAACAAACTTTACCACATATGGATCTAAAAGTAATTAAAACCGTTGAACCAAATAAACAATATGATGGTGATTTTATAGAAAAATGGCAATATTGGGTTAATAATAATAATGAAAAAGTTTTAGTTAAGGAAAACAATACTAATACTACTAATCTCACTCCTGTTACTAAACCATACTTTATGAATTGGAAAAACGGCATTACAGTAGAATTACCAAGTGGTATTGTTACTGATATTACTAGTGGTTTGACCGATGATGAACGAGCTTACTTAGCTACTGATGAAGCTCAAGCTAAAATTGCTGCGGGCGAATTGTGGGCAGAAGTAAAAGCAATGTCTGTGAACGATTTGGGCAAATTAAGGCACGGTAGCTTGGTAAGACTTCGTATAATCGAAGATGGTGTTAATGATAAAGGAGAATAAAATGAAACAATTAATTATTGTATCTTATGATTACCCATATGGTTTTAATACCAAATTAATAAATGATGGTAAAACAATTGCTCGATCTGCTTATGAAATTGATTCCTTACAAGAAGTTTATGATCAAGATCAATGGGCATCTGATGAATATCCAAATATTACTGCTTATGCAAAAGAACTTAACGTAGATCAATTAATCGTGATTGAAGATTCCAATATTTTTATAAAAAATCTTTAATTTTCTTGACAAAAGTAAAAATCAGTTTTATACTAATAAAAGTAGATAGAAAAACTATCTATATCATAAAAACAATAGGAGGTTTTCTTATGATTACAAAATATTATTCTGAAAAAACAAAAAAAGAATATTCAACAGAAAAAGAATGCATTGCGGCTGAAAAGGAATACGATAAAGCCAATGCGGAAAAAGAAAAAGAACGCGCTTTAATTAAGAAAGAAGCCGATGAAATTAATAAGGCTTATGAAGAATTAAAAGTTGCTCGTAAAAAATATAATGATTTAGTTAATGAATTCATTAAAAAACACAATTCATATCATTTAACCATTAGTAATAAAGATTTTTTCGATACATTTTTCGATAACTTTTGGTTATTTTAATTAATTATTAAAGATGTTAATTAAGTTTCTACCTATATCATTATTAATTAACAATTTTAATTTATAGGGACTTTGTATTAAACAAGTCCTTTTTATTTACTCTACTTTTGCCATGATATAAAAAATATTTTATATTTTATATAGCATAAATGTGCGGAGGTATTTTTATGAAATATAATTCAATAGGTCAGCAATTAATTGCTAAAGCGAAAGAACTTGATCCTAACTATAAAAGTGATAAGTTCAATGATATGAGTGAAGCACTCGAGATAATATTAAACAACATGGTTACAATTGAGACTATTGGTGAAATTAACACAATTTTAGACAACATAAATGGTGAGGTTATCTAATTATGGGAACAACAGTAGAAAAGTTAACTAAAATACTCCAAACAAAAGAAGCCATTAGAACTGCTATTAATAATAAAGGTGGGACCCTTACTGAAAGTGATACTTTTTCTAGTTATTCTACTGCTATTAATAATATCCAGACTGGAGGTGGAGATAATCCTATGCAAGAGTATGTAAATAATAACGGAGGAGATGGAATACCTAGTTGCGACCATTTATTATATCGATACCTTGGCAAAAGTGTAGATAATGTTTTGAATGGATTAGATACGAGTAGTGTTACTATTATGAGTTATATGTTTCAATATTGTGAAAACTTAGTAAGTATTCCTAAATTTAATACAAGTAAAGTTACTGATATGAGATATATGTTTGATGAATGTTCTAGTTTAACTTCCATACCTGCATTAGATACAAGTAAAGTTACTGATATGAGTTATATGTTTAATAGTTGTTCTAAGTTAACTTCCATACCTCAATTAAATACAAGTAAAGTTACTAATATGAGTGGTACATTTAAATATTGTTCATCACTAAAAAGTATTTCTCAATTAAATACTGATAAAGTGATAAATATGTCTGCGATGTTTTCAGCTTGTAATAGATTAAAAAAATAGATATTACAAAATTAGTAAGCGGATCATCGTATAATTCTCAATTTGCTGAAGATTGTTATTCTCTTAAAACTTTAATCATACGCACAATGGACGAAATACCTAGTTTAGGTAGCAACTCTTTTAATAATTGTTATCATTCCTATGGAACAACTAACGCAACATATAACCCTGAAGGATTAAAAGACGGCGCTATTTATGTTCCTGATGATAAAGTAGAAGCATTAAAAGTTGCTACTAATTGGAGTACATTTGCTGACATTATTAAGCCTTTAAGTGAATACGTGGAGGAATAGTTATGATTAAACAAGAAAAAAAGAAAGTAGGCGGACATTACTTTAATCATACATATAGCGATAGTGGGTTTTATATCTTACAAGTCGAAACAGGCACAAAATATGATGAAGCATACGACGTAATACCTTGTCGCTATACATACGAAGAAACAAGCGAAAAAATAGAAACGGAAGAAAAAGAATAATTTAAAAATGTAAAAAGTAAAATCTTCTAAAAATTAAGGCAGTAATAACTACCTTTTTTATTTAATTAATTAATTTACCCTATTCAATAATTTACTTTTGAAAATTTGCTTAAAAGATTTATATGTTTTAAATTATTATAAATAGAATAAAGGAGAATAATATGACAAAAGAACAAAAAATTAATCGTTTCCATGAAATCGTTAATTCAATGGCAAATCTTTACGCTAAGAAAAACGAAAATTATGGAGATAGTTTTGGACAACTTTACAAAGATTTAGGTCCAATTTCTGGTTTAGTTCCTTTGCACAATAAATTAGATCGTCTTACAAATCTTATTAAAGGTGGCCGCAATGATTTTGAATCAATAGAAGATACACTTCAGGACCTTGCCTGTTATGCAGTTATGAATTTAATTGCTTATGAAGAATATAAAAAAGATCAAGAAAAGGAGTCTTATTAATGAGAATTTATTTAGCTGGTTCAATTTTCTATTATGGAGATGAATTAAGAAATCGTGAATGGGCAAAGAAAATTAGAGAAGCCATTCCTAACGTAGATTTATATTCACCTATTGAAAATACTGATATCAATGGCATTGAAGGTAAAAAGAAATTTGCAGGTTCGCAATTAATTGAAGAAGGTGATAATTCACGTTTAGATAATACAGATGTGTTAATTGCTTGTATTGATGGAGATGTGATTCCATCAGGAACATCTTGTGAAATTGGTATTATGCGTGAAAAAATTAGACGTGGTGAACATAAATATGTTATTGGCATTTGTACCGATAATCGTGAATGTAGCCGCACTCATAGTGAAGCCAAAGATAAAGGTGCGGCCGCGGATATTTGCGAACAACAATATAGTTATCAAAACTTATATACAGTAGGTTGTATTAAGAAATCAGGTATATTAGTTAATAATATTGATGATGCGATTAAATTCTTAAAGGAGCATGAAAATGAATTCTAATGTTAAATATGGTATTCGTGATGTTCCAAAAAAATGATATGAATGGATAGTATTTACTTTACAACAAGTTCTTGCTGTATTTGTTGCGACCGTTCTTATTGCTAATATTTGTGGAACACCTGTTAGCTCTTGCTTACTTGGTGCTTGTATTGGTACACTTGTTTATCAATTAATTACTAAATTCCGTTCACCAATGTTCATTAGTTCATGCGGTGCAACTGTTAGCGCTGTTTGTGGTGCATTGGCGTTGAATGCAACAATTGCTTTTCCAGGTGCTGTTTCATATCAAACAACATTTGTTGATGGTGTAAATGTCACTCTGGCTCTTGATGCAGCCGGTAATGTAATTGGCACAGCCTCTCCTAACTACCTAATGGTATTTTGTGGCGGATTAATTATTTTAGCCATTTATGGCATCTTTGCTCTAATTACTCATTTTACAGGAGTAAAGTGGATGAATAAAATCTTTCCACCTACTATTGTTGGAGCAGTTACATTGGTTATTGGCTTAAATCTTGCTACATTTATTAATGGTTATACTCAAATTAATAGTGCTCATAGTGATGTTGGTATATTAATCGCCATTGCAACAATGCTTATTACTGCTGCGGTTTCACAGTACGGCAAAGGCTTTATGAAGAATATTCCATTCTTATTTGGTCTTGCGGGTGGTTATATTATTGCCCTTATCGTTACTGCTTGCGGTATTAAGGTTGTGGACTTCTCACCATTCCAAAATATGACTTGGTATCCTGATCTTACATTCTTACAATGGAGAAGTGCTGACTGGTCATTCGCTAATTTAGGTAAAACCGCATTATATTTTATTCCTGTTGCTGTTTGTGCATTACTGGAACATTATAGTGATCATCGCGTCCTATCCAACATTATTGGCACAGACTTAATAGTTGAACCTGGTTTATCCCGCACATTGCTTGGTGATGGTGTTGCATCTGCGGTTGGAACTGCGGTTTGCGGCTTACCTAACACAAGTTATGGTGAATCAATTGCGACTACTGGTTTCTCAAAGGTTGCTTCGGTCTGGATTATCTCTGCGGCCGCAGCGGTACTAGGACTTATGTCATTTGTCGGACCAATTCAAGCGTTCGTCCAAAGTATCCCGGCCTGTGTATTCGGTGGATGTGCTATGATATTATATGGCTATATCGCCGCGTCAGGTTTAAAAACTATTATTAATAATAAAGTAGATTTAGAAAACAATAAAAACTTAATTGTTGTTTGTGTTATATTAACAGTAGGTGTATCTGGTATATTCTTATTTGATGCTGCATTTGCTGGAGTTTCACTTGCAATGGTATTAGGTGTAATTCTTAATTTAATTCTACGTGATAAGAGAGTATCCTAAAAGATACTCTTTTTATTTACATAAAATTTTATTCGCTTTAATAATAAAAATATCATATATTAATTTTATAAAGCAATAGTAAAAGAATTTTATTGCCATTTTTAAGCTTTTGGATTTAAAAATTAAATGTTCTATTATTTATATACAAAAATTTTCTTGACAAAATGAAAGAAATCTCATATTATTATAATAGGGAACAGGAACAAGGAACAAAAGTTAAATAAATATAAAATAACTATTAAAGGATGTGATTAAATGATAAACGTAGTTAGTTCAAATATTAAAGCAATTGGATATGATAATAATGATTTATTCGTAGAGTTCAAAAATAATACATTATATAAATATTCAAATGTTCCTCAAAAGATATTTGAAGATTTTAGAAGTGCTGAAAGTAAAGGTAAGTTTCTCAACAAAGAAATTAAAGGTAAATATAGTTATCATAAAGAAAGGTGATTAAATGATTGAATATTTGGAATACAATATTGATACCAAACAATATTTTTGAATTAAAAAATACATAGGTAATATTGAAAAGATAGAAATTAAAGAATAGGAGAAGTAGATGACAGAAATTTATGATGAAAACAGTATTAAAACATTAAATTATCGTGATGCAGTTAAGGAAAGTATCGGAATGTATATTGCAACGAATGATACTCAAGGTATGCATCATTTATTAACTGAAATTGTTGCAAACTCAATGGACGAAGCGGCTGCAGGTTATGGTAAACTCATTAGAGTAGAAATTAATAGAAGCGATAATTCTGCCGCGGTCATAGATAATGGTCGTGGTGTTCCATATAAAATTAACAGTAGTGGCAATTATGCTATTATTGAAATGTGTACAAACCTTCACTCTGGTGGTAAATTCACTGGACAAGGTAACTATAAATCATCTTTAGGTTTAAATGGTGTTGGTGCTACTGTTACTCATGCTTTATCTATTGATTTTTCTATTGATGTGTGGAGAGATGGCGAACATTGCCGCTTTGAGTCTTATGATGGTGAATATGATCCAGAACCATTAATTGAACCATACCAAGGTAATCGTCAAGGAACTACTGTTAAATTCATTCCCGATCCAAAAGTTTTTGGTGATAATAAATGGGATATTAATAAAATTAAAGAAGAACTTCAATTGCATGCACTACTTAATAATGGTATCACATTTGAATTAATTGAAAAAGATGATGAACAAATATTAGGCACATATAAATATTGTTATACCAATGGTATTAAAGATATGTTAAAAATAAAAAGTGAGGGTCTAAATTTATTGACTTCTCCTGTTTATTTTAAAACTAATATTGTTAACGATGACAACGAATCATGCGAAGTAGAAATGGCTTTTGCTTATTGCGATAAAAACTATGAAAGTATTTATTCATTTGTTAATGGTGGTTATACTCCAAATAATGGTACTCATGTAACAGGATGGAAAACCGCATATACATCTTTTATCAATAAAATGGCAAGAGATCAAGAAATTTTAAAAGATAAAGATAAAAATTTAAGCGGTGATATTGTTCGTAAAGGATTAATATTGATATTAAGTATTAAAATGACTGAACGTCCTTTATTTGGTGAACAAACTAAATTAACTTTAAATTCACCTAACGCTCGTAGTTTTTGTTCTAAAGCAGTTGGACAATTAACTATGCAACCTAAAGAATTAAAACAAATTCTTGATAAAATTATGATAGAACAAAAAGCTGAAGAAGCCGCACAACGTAAACGTGAAGCACAAGAAAAAATTGCTCGTGGTGGTAAGTCTATGAATAGTTTGCGCGACTTGCCAGAAAAACTTGCAGATGCTAGTGATTTTACAGATGCAGAAATCTTCTTCTGTGAGGGTGAATAGAATTGCCCTTATCATGCTATCCTGCTCGTCACAGGGGTAAGTTCAAAAATGAACTTGCTAACGAGGGTAAATTACTTATATGAGTAATGAGTCTCGTGGGAAGGCAATAAACTATTATTGCAAACCTGTACAGACTATCTCCGTTGTTGGAGAGTAGAGTCGCTATTGACACGCGATTCGAAATGCTTGACAGTCGTAAGACTGAAGAAATAGTCGGTCGAAAAATCTTCGATAGATTCAGCCGCTGGTGGTGCCAAGGAAACAAAAAATGCATCGCAAGCTGTAATGCCTCTTAGAGGTAAAATTAAAAACTGCACTAGCCTTGAGCTGGCAGATGTAATAAAGAGTGATATTATTAAAGATATTTTAACTTGTTTAGGTTGTGGCATTGGTGATCACTTTAATATTAATAATTTAAGATATAATAGAATTATTATTATGACTGATGCAGACCCGGATGGCGGTCATATTGAATTGCTTTTAATTACTTTGTTCCTTCATCACCTACCAGAGCTTGTGAAACAAGGAAAAGTATATACAGCAGTTCCACCTCTTTACAAAACTACTACTGCAAAAGAGGTTAAATATTGGGTTCCAACCCAAATGAGCGAGTATAAGAAATATATTCGTAATCATAAAAATTGTGAGATCATCAGATTTAAGGGGTTGGGTGAAATGAGTGCAGATGAATTGTATGAAACTACAATGAATCCTGAACACCGTACTTTAATTCAATTAACAACTGATGATTTAGAAAAAACGATGGAATTATACGATAAATTAATGGGTAAAGTACCTTCATTAAGACGTGATTTTATAATGAAGAACAAACTCTCATCTATTGAAAATGAAGATATTTTTGAAGATGAAGATGATGATATAGACTAAAATACCTCAATATTAAATAAAAAACAGTTGTTAAAGTCAATAAAAACTAATATAATAATTATATATTAAGAAAGGATAAATATGGAAAATACACAAAAAGTAACTGGTTGGAAAGATATACAATTAACGCCAAATGAAAGCGCGGCAACATTGATTGATTTCCTTAATATATTAAATCAACGTCTTGCAACTATTGAAAATTTAATGGTAATACCAGATGAATCAGGCAAAATGATTTCATTAACAGATTTATATGAACGTCAGAGCTTACAAGCCATGCAAGCCGCAAAAAATAATGAAAACAAACAATAAAGGAGAATAGTACATGAGTTTATTAGACGATAGAAGCAAACAAGATTTTTTAATTTATGCTAATAGTGTTATTAAAGCTCGTGCTATTCCAAGTGCAGAAGATAATCTAAAACCAATTCATAGAAAAATTTTATATACATTATACGAAGAAAAAGTTACACCAGATAAGAAAACAAAAAAATGTGCTACTCTTGCTGGTGCGGCATTAAAATATTCACCACATGGAGATGCTTCTGTTTATGGAGCAATGGTTCGTATGGCGCAATGGTGGAAATTGAGATATCCATTAATTGAAATGCAAGGTAACTGTGGTAATCTTCTAGGTGATTCAGCTGCCGCCTCAAGATATACAGAAGCAAAGTTAAGTCCAATAGGTATGTTAATGCTTGAAGACTTAAATAAAAATTGCGTTGATATGAAAACAAATTACGATGGCACGCTAGAAGAACCAGTAACTTTACCATCTCGTTTTCCTTGGTTATTGTGCGGGAATAATAGTGGCATTGCTGTCGGCATGAGTAGTGATTTAGTATCACACAACTATACTGAAGTAGCAGAAGGTATTAAGTATTATTTAGATCATAAAGATTGTTCTATTGCTGATTTAATGCAATTTATTAAGGGTCCAGATTTTCCTACTGGTGGTAAAATTATTAATGGTGAAGAATTATTAAACATTTACACATTGGGACATGGCGCTGTAAAAGTAGTCGCGCATTATGATATTACTAAACGAGGCAATAGAACAGTAATAGTATTTCATGATTTACCTTATGGAGTAGAAATAGATAGCGGCGTCAAGACACCTTTAAAAAAGTTAGTTCTCGATGATGGATATGATGTGTTCGAAGATATTAATGTCGAGAAAGTTGGATCAAAAAACTTCGATATAAAAATTACGTTGTCTAAAGATGCAGATGTAGCAAAATGTTTAGAAATATTATTTAATAAAACTCGATTAGGTGAATCAATTAAAATTAATAATACACTTATAATTAATGGTGAACCTAAAATGTTGAATCTTAAACAAATGATTGAATATTGGGTTAATTACCGTAGTGGTATTATTACACGTATCGCTCGAAATGATTATGATAAGACTAACCATAAATTAACAATTACTCTTGGTTTACAAAAGTGTATGAGTGATATTGATAAAGTTATTAATATTATTAGAAATTCGATCAACAATGCTGCGGCAAAAAATGCACTCATGAAAGAATTTACTTTAAGTGATGAACAAGCAACGGCAGTTTTAGATATGAAACTTGGTCGATTGAGCAAGCTTGATTTAACTGAACTAAATAATACAGAAAAAGAGTTAGAACAAACTCTTGCAAGATTAAAAAATATTATTGATAACGAAAATGTCAGATATGATATGATTAAATACGATCTTGATGATATGAAAAAAATTATTGGTGAAGATAAGCGATTAACAGAAATTCATTATGCTCAACCAGTAAAAAATCTTACAACAGATCAACCATTAATTAAAAATGAATTCCGCATTTATTCTGATGGTTTACACAATATACTAGGTTTAAATCCAATAGAAAATAATTTAGTAGATACAGTTTTTGCTTATTCACCAAAAGATATTATTGGCTATACTGAAAGCGGTGAAATGCGTCCAATTACTGAACTTGGCAGTCCGATTATTGGCGCAACAGTAAACAATGGACAAACAAAATTTATTACCGTAACAAAAAACGGCAATATTAAAGTTTCTTATACTACTGAATATAAGTTTACAAAAATAAATGAGAGAATGATGAAGCTCAAAGAAGATGATCAACTCATTTACGCGGCGTTTTGTACTGATAATGATTATCTTATGCTATTTAATGGTGAACGCAATGTTCTTAAATTAGCAATCAAAGATTTACCAGTAGCATCAAAATTAACCATTGGTACTAAATCAGGCTTTACGTCTATTGCGGCCGCGACATTGGTGAATGATAGTGATAATTTATTATTTGTTACAAAAGACAATAAAGGTAAATTAACGCCTGTAAAAGATTTTTCTACTGATAAACGCGGTAATAAAGGACAAGTAATTGTAGATAATACGATAATTATGCGTCGATTTGATACTGAGCGTGAAAATATTTATGTAGTGCCGCAACAAGGCAAAGTACAACAAATTTCATATAATAAAGTATCTATTAAAGGTCGTATGGCGGTTGGTGCTTTATTAACAAGTCGTGTAATCAAAACAATTATTTAGAAAAAGAATTTGTTTAATAGAAAAATTTTTAGTATATTAAATATATAAGTTGTAAAAATAATCTTTGCTACACAATTATTTTTAAACAATTATTTAATTAAGGAGATTTTCATGGAAGATAAAATTATCTTAACCGATAACGGTAAAAAAGTATTAAAATTTATGCAAACTCAAGATAAAACTTTAGTTGGCAAAGATATGATTGAAATGACAGGTATTAAAGGTATTTATCCTGTTCTTAATTCATTAATGAAACATGGACTAATTGAGTCTGGCGAGCCAATTACAAGAGATTTTACTAACACAAAAGGTGAAACAAAACCAAAAGATTATAAAACATATCGTTTAACAGAATTTGGACGTACATTCTTATTAAATGATTAATAATTGTTTTCTAGTGTAGCTGAAAACAAATAAAAATTCCACTTAAAACAAAGGAGATAAAACAAAATGGAAGCAACAAAATTTCAAAACACAAACACATTCAAAGTCGTAGGTAAATTAGTTAAAGCTGATGTCAAATTAGGCACTAGTGCAAAAAGCGGACAATCTTATGTCGCCGCAACTGCAATAGTTAATTCCATTATTAATGGCATTAATTGTGAATATGAGATTGATTTTTATGCAAGTCAATTAACTAGTACTGGCAAGGTCAGCGCTTTATATACATCTTATTCAAAAATGAACGAATTAGAAGGTAAAAAGGTTGAGATTACAGGTAATATTCGTGAAAATAGATATTTTTCAAATACTTTAGATCAAATCATTTCAAGTCAAGAATTAGCAGGACGTTTTATTAAAGGCGTTGCTGAATCTTCTCAAGATGATGCTAAGTGGGAAATGAGCGGTTTTGTCGCCAAGACCTTAATTGAAAAAGTTAATAAAAAAGAAGAAGTTTATCGTTATGATTTAACTCTTGCTCAAACAAATTACTCTGGTTCCTCGCTTTCAATGTTCACACTTCATGTCGATCCTGCTTATAGAGAAATTGTTAGCGGTGTTGAAAAGTATGAAGTTGGTCAAACAGTTCATTTAAATGGTAACTTAATTTTTAAAGTTGAAACTGTTACTCAAGAAGCTAAAAATGAAGGCGGTTTTGGTGAAGCAGTTATAAGAACCTTCACAAATCGTCAAAAGAATTTCTTTATTACAGGTGGTTCAGCACCAATTAATGATGAAACCAAATATGACGGTACAACTATTTCAGATTTAATTTCAATTTATAAAGCTCGTGATACTGAACTTATGGAAAAAGGTAAGGACAAGACACCTGCCGCGGTTGAAGTTACACCAACCATTACAAAGAAACAAACTAGCTTAATTTAATTTAATGGCGGTGAAATATCCGCCATTTTTCAGATTAACACTCTAAGGAGAAAGTAAACATGAATGAAGAAAAGAAAATAGTAGAAGAAATTAAAGCACCAATCAATAAATCTTTTGCGGTTTTAAATGATATTAATGTAAATGATAAAGTAAAAGCAAAGATGGGGTTAAATTATTTATCTTGGGCATATGCTTGGGGTGAATTATTAAAAGCTTATCCAGATGCAACTTTTAAAGTTTATAACCGCACAATCACAACTAATGAAACGACACAAACAGAAGATGTTGAAAATCATATTACTAAAACTATTACAACCACTTCAACACAAGAAGTGCCATATTTTACAGACGGCCGCAGTTGTTTTGTTAAAGTAGGTGTAATTGTCGAAGGTATTGAATATGTAGAATATTTCCCTATTATGGGGTTAAAAAATGATGCAATTCCCGCAAGTCGTGTAACAATGACAGATGTTAACAAAGCATTACAAAGAGCATTTGTTAAAGCCTGTGCAAGACATGGGTTAGGATTATATATCTATGCAGGTGAAGATTTGCCGGAAATTGAAAAAAATGCACCAGTAGAAATTAGTGATAAAACTGATTTCGCTTCTGTTCAAAAAGATGTTATTACTTTAGTTACTAAAATGCAATCAGATCCAGAAGTAATAAGATATATACAAGAAATGTTCCAAGGAACAAGATTATCACAAACTACTGAACAACATTTAGATAAGTTACTTGCTGCCAGAACTTATTTAGCAAGTAGACAATAATGAATCAATTCACATTGGCGGATCTATATGATTTTATCAAAGAATCATTTGGAATTAAAGAAATTCCATTAACAATGATAAGACAAATTAATCGTTTTTCTCTTGATTATAATATGAGTGCAAAAGATATTGCAAGATGTATATGTTATTTTCAAGAAGTACGAAATGGTATCTTAGATCCGCTATATGGAATTTGGTTTGTACCAAATATTCGTGAACAGGCAGCCGAATATTTTAAAAAGTTGGAACTTGACCAACAAAAACGGGCAACAGAAGCAAAAAAAGTTGCAGAGTATCAAGACAATAATATTATATTCAATATAAAATCGCTACAACATAAGCGTAGACAACCAAAACAATTAGATATAACTACAGTGCGTATCAAAGGAGAAGATAATGATTAAGAAAGACTTATTTGATACAAGTGCTTCTCTTTATGTCTTAAGTTGTTTGATGAGAAATCCATTGCTTTTGCAAAATGATAAATATTCTTTTGTAAAAACTGATTTTTATAAACCATTACAACAAATGGTTTTTATTACAATATATAATATGGCTCAAAATGGTGTAGAGCGAATTACGCCGCAAGATATTGATTTATATATTAGTCAATATGATGGTCAATATGAGTATTATAAAGCCAATAAGGGCTATGAATTTATTTCTCAATGTTATCAAACAGCAGAAGGTTCAGATGAAAAGCAATTTGACATATATTATAATAGATTAAAAAAGTTTTCTGTTTTGCGTGATTTAGAAAGTATTGGGGTAGATACAACTCAATTTTATGATACAACTAAAGATGCTTTAAATAGAGATTTTGAAGATGAAAAATTAAATAAATTATCTCTTGAACAAATTTTAAATACTGTTCGCGGCGATATTGTTGCTATAGAAAATAGGCACGTTGGTAAAGACAGCGGAAAAGCACAAACTGCAGCACAAGGTATTCGTAATTTGGTCAAAGAATTACAAGATAATCCAGAAGTAGGTTTACCTTTAGAAGGTGAAATTATTAATTATGCATGTCGAGGCGCAAGATTGGGAAAATTATATACGTATAGTGCACCATCAGGAGCAGGCAAAACTAGATATATGGTTATGAATGCATGCGCAATTAGTATGCCATATATAGATCAATATGGTAAAGTTATATTAAGAGGAACTAAGGAACAACCAGATTATCAAAAAGTTTTATTCATTACTACCGAACAACAACCTGATGAAATTCAAACTATGATTTTGGCACATGTTGCGGGGGTAAATGAAAAATCAATTTTATTAGGTAATTTTACGCCTGATGAACTAGAGCGAATTAAACGCGCACTTGATATTATTGATACTTATGGATCCAATTTAATAATTGAATGTATTCCAGATCCTAGTATTGCCATGGTACGAGCAAGGCTTACGAAATATATAATTCAAGATAATATAGAATACATATTTTATGATTATATTTTCTCTTCACCTGGTTTATTAAGTGAATTTAGAGATGTAGCTGTTCGTGAAGATGTTGCTTTGATGATGCTTAGCAATACACTAAAAGAAATTGCCGCATCTTATAATATTTTTATTCAAAGTGCAACTCAATTAAACGATGGTTGGTCAAAACGTGAAATTGGACTAAGAGACCAAAACTGTATTAGAGGATCAAAAGCAATAGCAGATTAACGTATTTTAAAAGTGATATCGGTTCTATTTAAAATTGATTTCAGTCTTATATTATATAATAATATTTATATATAAGAGGACAAGTATATGAAAAAAATCAATTTTAATGAGGAACAATTACAAGAAATTATAAGACTATATGTAAAAGAACATGTGTCATTAACAAAACTAGCAAAACAATTTAATGTATCTAGAACAGTAATGACACGAATAATTAAAGAACAAGAGATTGAAATTAGACAAGGTAATCATTCCTATTATGCAGAATATCGTATGTTCCAAAATATAGATACCGCAGAGAAAGCTTATTGATTAGGCTTTATTGCTGCAGATGGTTGTATATTTGAACGTAAAGATAATGCTTCTGTTAAATTAAATATTCATGAAAGAGATGAATTACATTTAGAAAAATTAAGAACCTTTTTAAAAGGGAATATGCCAATTAAACATATTATTCAAAATGACGGTTTTTCTAATAATACACCAATGGTAAGAATTGATTTTAATAGCGTAGAAATGGTAGAAGATTTTAAAAAACATGGTGTTCCACCAAGAAAAAGCTTAATCCTAAAACCACCACTAATTAATGAACAATTTTATTTACCATATATATTAGGTTACTTTGATGGAGATGGAAGTATTTTTGAAACAGGAAATGAATTCGGCATTAATATCGAAGGAACCAAAGAAATATTGGAATGAATTAACTCTTTGTTACACATAAGTTCTTCTTTAGAACAACGCAAAGTAAGTGATAAAAATAATTATTATATACGATGCGGAGGTCTTAAAAAATCCTATAGTATTATGAAACAATTGTATGACTCATGTACGACTCATTTAGATCGTAAATATGAGAAATTTTTAAAATTACAAAGTCGTCTTAGTCAGTAATGATTAAGATTATTAGATGGAGAATTGCTGGAAACCCCTAAAGCTTATTTTACCACAACGTAATTGGAAACGATAAGCGTGATGGTTTGAAAAAAAATAAGATTGGGCAATCAGCAGCCGAGCTTCTTAAAAGAAGAAGGTTCAACGACTATCCCGGCGGGGAGTAGGAGAAATCCGAAGTACCATCTACCCTAATAGGGTAAAGATATAGTCTACTCTTTTATGAAAATAAAAGTACAAAGGAAAATTGATATAGGTCTTATTGGCGTTCGTGTTAATGAAGAAGAAAGAAAACAAATTGAAGCAATATGGTCTGAACTAAAAGCACAACGACCAAATCAATATACTCATGATCCCAATATTGTTGTTGATATTTATAAAAATCGACGTGGTGAAATGAATAGTGTTAAAATATTTAGATATTTTGATTATGCTACATTAAGATGCCAAGATTTATTTATTACAGATGCAAGCTATAAGAGTATTAAAGAAATTGGACAATTAAAATATGAAGAAAATGCTTATGATTTTCTTGATTTAAAAACGAAAGGGGTGCTCTAAAATGAATTTTAAAGATTTAAGAGAACAACTGACCGATGAAAGTATCAAAAATATTTTAGCCCAATTTAACGTTGATCCAGTAGCGGAAGATGAAACATCAATAACATTTCCAACTTGTTGCCATAATTTAGAGGGCGGCAGTCCTAAATTAGTTTATTATAAAAATACTAAATTATTTCATTGTTATACTGAATGCGCGGCTTCATTTGATATTTTTAGTCTCTTACAAAAAATGTATCGTTTGAGAGGACAAGAAATTACTCTTAAACAAGCTATTGAAATATGTGATTTAGATACTAGTGAAATGACTCCTACTGACGTAGCGTTAAGTTCAATAGACGATATACGTCATATGCAGGAATTAAATAATATTTATATACCTAGAATTGATGAACTTGAATTTAAAAATTATGATCGCAAAGTATTGCGACAATATGCTTTTGATTACAATGGACTAATGCCTTGGATAGAAGAAGGTATGAGTATAGAAGTGTTGCAAAAATTTAATATAAAATATGATTATCTAAATCAAGCAATTATCATACCTAATTTTGATTACAATGGTAATTTAATTGGTATTCGTGCAAGATATTTTCGATCGGAAGATATTAAAAAGGGTAAGTATAGACCTGTATATTATAATGGGGTTTTGTATAGTCATCCAACCGGCCGCACTTTTTATGGAATATTTGAAAACCATAAAAATATTGAACGCAAACATACTTGTGTTATATATGAGGGTAAACGATCAAACTTGCCCTTATCTACTTTACCAGTAAATCACTGGGGTAGGATATAATATCCTGCTAACGGGGAAGCCTGACCATGAAAGATGAAGGTAATCCCGTGGGAAATAAAATTGATTTTAATAAAAGATTGCAGAATATAAACAGTATAGTAAAACAACCATTGCTAATATCAACAATGGTATAAAATATGTATTAGAGGGATTCAATTTCCCATTAAGATCAATTTAAAACCTGTATCGACTATCTCCTTTGTAGGAGAGTACTCCTGTTATTGATACACAGGTCACTTATAGGCAACGAAGGTGAAGCAATAGGAAATGGTAGACTATACAACAGTATAGAAGAGTTAGTCAGGACCTATAGAAATATAGGAATAACTGGAGAAGAGTGTTTTAAAGCATGGAACTATTTTTGGCGCAGAAAACAACATAGCTTTGGCGACTTTAGGACAAAATATTACAAAAGATCATATTCAATATCTTTTAAAAATGAATGTTAGAAATGTGATTTTAGCTTATGATACTGACTATGAAGATTATGATCAGTTGCATGAAGTCGAAAAAAAATATTTAGCAAAAGCAAAGATATTAGAACCATACTTTAATGTCAGTTATTTAATGGATTACGATTTTGATTTACCATATAAGAGTAGTCCGATTGATGGCGGCAAAGAAATATTTGAAAAATTATTAAAAAACAGGAGAATAGTATAAATGAAACAAATTAAATTAAAAGTAAATCATTTAATTCGTAATACCAATATCTCATATATTCGTCAATACCTTAATACTCTTGGTATTGAAAAAATTGAGAGTTTTATAAATCAACCAGATGAAGAAGATGAATTAGACCCTTTTAAACTAGACAATATGAGAAAGGCTGTCGAAATCACCCATGCATTATTAAATAAACCGTGTAATATATTTATACAAGTGGATTAAGTACTAACGACAGTTCACTATAAACCCGAATATGCGTGAAACTCCTTAGAGTTTGGATTACTTAAATGTAGATAATGACTATTTGAAAAGTAAAAACATCCAAAATTGGACAATGCGCAGGGATAGTAGTATTATATTGATATGGATGGAAATAGAATATAATACTAAAGCCCCCAACGAGTACCAAGGGCAACGCGAAAGCGAAGGTGTATTCTACTCCCAAGAACGGAGTATATATATGAAATGTTTAAATACATATTTTAGCAAGAAATTAAATCAAGAAATTGATTATGAATTCCTAAAATTACAATACATTAATGGTAAGAGTTTAAGACAAATTGAAAATGAATACGGCATAGGGCGCGCGGCTCTATCCAGACATTTAAAACAAGATGGTGTAAAAATTCTTGGAAATGGTGTTGGTAATGAAAGAAGATACTTGTTGAAGTGTAATGATAATTTTTTTGAAACAATAGATAATCAAGATAAAGCCTATTGTGTTGGATTCTTTTTAGCAGACGGTAGTTTTTTACCTAATGGAATTAAATTTGATCAGACTGAAAAAGATAAAGAAGTACTTGAATACATCAACAAATGTCTAAATGGAGAGCAAACAATAAAAACATATTCTGCAAGAGTTATATCAGATCCGTATAATTCTGAACGAACATATGTTTCTCAGCCAATGTGTAGGATTGCTTATTCTCACATCAAATTAAAAGAAGATTTAAAAAAACTGGGAATACAAGAAAATAAAACGTATAATTTTTGTAAAATTAATATTCCTGAAGAATATTGAAATGATTTTATGCGTGGTTTTCTTGATGGTGATGGTAGTATAACAAAAAGCAAAAATAGCTTTTCTATAAACTACACTATTAAAAATCCTGCGCTAGTTGATTTTATCATTGATTGCAGCAAGCCATATTATCAATTTAATAAACATTATGACTCAAGATCTAATTGTTATAAAATAGAAATTCAATCAATATCTGAAGCACAAAAATTTAAATATTTTGTATATCATACTAATTTTAGTTTCTGTTTAAAAAGAAAGCTAAAAGTTCTTAACAAAATACTAGGAAACTAGGGGTATAAAGGAGCGATACAGATGGTTATACGTCATCTGCAATATTAATTAATTATATTAAGCGTCGATATCCTCAAGTAAAAATTACTTGGCGCCTACATAAAGGTAAAGAACATGGTATTATTTTAGATACCGTGCCAGAAGATACCGATATTGTATTTATTCCTGATGCGGGTTCAAATCAGTTCGAAGAACAAAAAGCTTTATTCGAAAAAGGTATTAAAACAATTATTTTAGATCACCATGAAATTAGTGATCATAATAAATTGGCGGCTACATCTGCTATTATAGTTAATAATCAAATTAGCCCGCAGTGTAGCAATAAATCATTAAGCGGAGCAGGAGTAGTTTATAAGTTTATCAAGGCTATTGATAAAACTTATTTTAATAACAATCATATATTTCATGACTATGGTGATTTAGCAGCCGTTGGCATTATTGCCGATGCGATGAATATGACAACTTTAGATAATAATTATATTGCATATTGGGGATTATCTCATATACACAATAAGTTTATCCATGAATTAGCATTAAAACAAAATCGAGGCATTAAAGACCCAGATCATTTGACTAAAATTGATGTTGCTTTTTATATTGCTCCTATTATTAATGGTGTTATACGAAGCGGTTCAACAGAAGATAAAGAATTATTATTTAAAGCAATGATAAATAATGATGATACACAGTTATATGAACACACATGGCGCGGCATTACAAAAATGGAAACATTATGGGAACGTGCAGCTCGCAATTCAATGAATGCAAAAAGTCGACAAGATGCTGCCAAGAAAAAAGCCTTTGAATGGTTGTGCGAAAAAATTCGCGCAGAGGATTGGGATAAACATAATATTATTATTGCCACTTTAAATACTGAAGAAAGTATAAAAGTAAGCCCAAATTTAACGGGACTAATTGCAATGGAATTGGTTAAAGAATTTAATAAACCAACTTTGGTATTACGAGACACAGAATTTGAAGGACAACATATGTATGGCGGTTCTGGCCGCAATGGTAATTTCTATGGTTTACCTGACTTAAAAGCAAAACTAACTGAAGCTGGTGGCTTCTATGAAGAAGGTTAACAAAATGGCCTTAACACATTTTTACCTTTTACCAGAGGGGTATTTATAATATAAATATATTATAGATGCTAACGGGGAACCCTAAGTCGAAAGATATGGCGATCCCGTGGGAAGAAGATATACAAATGTTCATTTATAAAATTATAAACGATATTGATGATAAAACTTGTGTTGGCAAAACAACTGATGCAGAAACAATTAGAGAATCAGGCATTCAATGTAATACATTAATAAATTTAAAAAATGAACTATGTGATAAATGTCTTAACCTGTAACGACTAGAGACGTAATGGTTTCGTAGGATTGCTATTGGTAAGCAATTCGAAATGGATGTGCAGTTTTATAAACCGTAAAAGATAGTCTAAGCTCATGGAAACATGAGAATAACTTGCATGCTAATGCTTTTGGTGTATTTTTGACACCAGATCAAATTGACAATATCCGCAATTATTTTGATACACATTTAAATCCTACTGTTTTTACTGATATGGTATATGAAGTTGATTATTGGTTTCATACTGGTGAAACAATAGATTATGATATGTTATATGAAATTGCTTCATATAATGAGCTTTGGGGCAATTCAATACCGCAACCTAAGTTCGCCATAGATCTTAATTATACGGCAGATGAAATTCGAGTTATGGGAGCAGACAACTCATCATTAAAGATTAGTCGTGATGGAGTTGATTTTGTTGCCTTCAAATGCAAAGATTTAATTACTCAACTTCAGGCGCAACCTCAAGGACATATTACTATTGTTGGACGTCCGCAGCTTAATGAATGGATGGGACGTAAAAAAGTACAAATTATGATTGATGATATTGAAGTATCTAATGCTCAAAATGCTGCTGCAACAATTACAATTAATGATTTAATTTAATAGGAGATTCATATGGATTTTATGCAATTTATTGAAAAATATCATCTAATGAAAGATGGTTATTGTTCTATCATGGACATAACGAGTTTTATGGTAATAATGCAATATCTTTATTTAACCAATACCAAAGAACAAATGTTGAAGATAGCTGCAGATTATTACGATCATGCAGACGAAATTTATAATTCAGCACAAGCTTTTAAGGAATTTTTAATTGACAAAGTCTCAAAACCTTAATATAATAAATATAGATATAAGAAAGGAAAGAAAAACTAATGCAAACTAGATATGGATTATTACATGCACATTCAGAGTATTCTAATATCAAAATTATTGATAGCACAAATCGTTTTGATAGAATGGTAGATTATGCTTGGAAATTAGGTTTAAGTTCTTTGGCTATGACAGAGCATGATTGTTTAAGTGGCACACTATATGCTCTTGACGTTTATCGTGATAAACTTAAAAAAGAATGGTCCAATAAATATCCAGAAATTGAGTTCCCTGGATATGAGGCCGCGTCAAAAGATTTAGATTTTAAAGTTATTCTTGGTAACGAAATCTATTTATCTGAAGAAGGTTTAACTGAAGCTTGTATGGACGGACATCATCCAGCCCATTTTTGGCATTTAATTTTATTAGCAAAAGATGCAGAAGGATATATGCAATTAAAGCAATTATCTTCATCTGCCTGGAAACGTGCTTGGTTTAGAGGTATTTTAAGAACGCCAACTTATCCAAGTGACTTATTTAAGTATGTTAAAGGCGGACATTTAGTTTGTTCATCTGCTTGTTTAGGCGGTTATCCAGCGTGGTGTTGGAAACAAATTAGAGACAAAGTAGATGATAGCACAAATTATTTAGAGAAATTAGACAATCATTTAGCCGCAATGACTGATTTATTTGGTGAAGGAAACTACTATATTGAACTTCAACCAAATGAAGAAAATAGTGAACAAAATGAATATAACCAATTTATGATTAATCGTTATTGGGGTAAATATCCATTTATCTTCACAACTGATGCTCACTATATGAAAGCGGATGAACGTGAGTTACATAAAGCATTTTTAAACTCAAAATCTTCAAAAGATAGAGAAGTTGATGAGTTCTATAAATATGCTTATATGATGGATTCGGCTGAAATTAGAAGACTTATGTCATATGTTAGTGATGAACAATTTGCGGAAATGGTTAATAACACTAGACGTATTGGTGAAATGTGTAAGTTTTATGAACTTGAACAAAAACCAAAATTAGCAACAGTTGAATATGAACATTGGGATGAATATGAAGAAGATCTTCAAATTTTTAATGATGTCGATAAAGAAACTTATCCTAATTTTTATGAATATTTACATACTGATAATAAACACGATAATTATTTAGCAAGACTTGTTGCTCATGGTTATGTTGAAAAATATGATAGTTCTTGGGACGATGACGTATATTTTTCTCGTCTTGAAGAAGAGTTTTGGACATTAAGAGAAGTAGGTAATAAAATTGAACAACCAATGGCAGACTACTTTATCACAATGAGCAAAATTATTGATATATGTTGGAATGAAGCTGATTCATTAGTTGGACCAAGCCGTGGTTCGGCAGGTGCGTTATTAATTAATTATTTATTAGGTATTACGCAAATGAATCCTGTTGAAATGGAATTACCTTTTGTTTGGCGTTTCTTGCATCCATCAAGACCTGACTTGCCTGATATTGATTTTGACACAGAGTCTGATAAACGTGCAAAAGTATTTTTAGCAGTAAAAAAATATTTTGAAAGTATTGGCGGTGATGTTATTAATGTTTGTACTTTTGGTACAGAAGGAACAAAATCAGCTTTAAAAACTGCGGGACGTGGTTTAAAAATTGATGATGATGTTATTAACTATATCACGGCGATGATTCCAAATGAACGTGGTTTTGACTGGAGCTTACATGACTGCTATTATGGTAATGGAGAAGATCGTAAACCTATTAAAGCATTTGTTGAACAAATGGAACAATATCCTCGTTTATGGGAATTAGCATCTTCGATTGAAGGTCTTATTACGAGACTTGGTGTTCACGCATCTGGTGTAGTTTGTGTCAATGATGATTTTAATAAATACAATAGTTATATGAAAACTTCCAAAGAACAGTTAGTTACTGCTTTTGATTTACATACACTTGAAAGATGCGGGCTAGATAATAGATAACCGGCCCATAATTTACTTAATTACTATCAGTAATGTAATATTGGCATTAGTAAAGTTTAATTTATCGTAAAGTATGATTTACACTTTATTAAGTAAGGAACAAATACCAATATTGCATCGGGAGTAAATCTAGAACAGATAATCCCGAGCCAGAATAGGAGATTAAGTTTATGTATATATATTTAATTACGAATCTAATAAATAATAAAAAATATGTTGGTCAAACTACTGATTTTACTAGAAGAATGACTGCACATAAAACTCAAGATAAACAATTAATTGATAAAAAAATTAAAGAATATGGTGTACAAAATTTTACTTTTCAAATTATAGATGAAAATGATGATCCACAAATTATTAATCAATTAGAAAAAGATTATATTCAAAAATATAACTCTTTAATACCAAATGGATATAATATTCATACAGGTGGTAGGAATAATAGTATTGGTGAAGAAAATCATTGTGCTAAGTTAAAAAAAGAAGAGGCTCAATGAATTCTAGACCATAGGAATATACCGCAAGTTCAATTATATGATATATGTCCTTTTAAAGAAAAAATTAAATACCAACAATTTCAAGCAATTTATAGGGGTTCGGCATGAACTCATTTAACAACAGATATAGTAAGTGCTAATAATTTCTCTCACTCAGGTGAAGATTCTGGGAATGCAAAATATACAGATGAAGAAGTATATCAAATTCGAGAAAATTATGCAAAAGGAATTTATTATAAAGATGCTTGGATCTTAAGTGGATCAAAAGTAACTTTACAAAGTTTTTATCAATTATATATTGGACGTGGTTATAATAACGTTCATATGGATGTTTATACCGAGAAAAATAAGAAGAAACATAAACCAAATCATTGTGGAGAAAACAATGGAAGGGCAAAATTAACAAAAGAAGATGTAATTAAAATCAGAGAATTAAGTAAAACACTATCAAACTCTGAAATATATAAACTTTATCCTCAAGTTAGTTCTACTAGTATTCGCAATGTTATTAATAGAATAACTTGAAAAAATATTTAGTGTGTATCGACTATCTCCGACCACAGGCAGAGAGTACCCCTACTATTGATACGTAGGTTGTTTATAAGATAGGAAAGAGTAAACGACTTGATGAAGTCGAATATATAGTCAGTACCTATAGGGATATAGGAATTTTACGAGTTAAATATGACTTTTTAACTGTCTCAGCACTTGATAGAATTAGACAATGTATGAACTATATGCTTGAAGATGGAACAATTGAATGGCAAGGTAGTTTGAGAAAAACATATGATAAATATTTAAGTCCTAAAGTATTAGATTTTGATAGTAAAGAAATGTGGGATATGGTGGGACGTGGTGAAATTAGTTCATTGTTCCAATTTGATACTTCAGTTGGTTCACAAGCAATTAAAGATATTCAACCAAGAAGTCTTGTTCAGTTAGCGGCATCATCTTCATTAATGAGACTTATGTCTGAAGGTGAATTACCATTAACTAAATTTGCTAGATTTAAAAGAGTTCCGGAACTTTGGTATGACGAAATGAAAGATGCGGGACTTAACGCCGCAGAAGTAAAGATATTAGAGAAATATTTGGCAAAGAAATGCGGTGTTGGTGAATCTCAAGAAGTTATTATGCAAATTGTTATGGATCCACAGATTAGTGGATTCGATATGAAAGAAGCAAATAAATTACGTAAAACAATTGCAAAGAAAAAGTTTAGAGAGATTGAGTTGGTACGACAGCTCTTCTATGATAAAGGACGTTCGATTGGGACGTCCGAAAATATGCTCAATTACGTTTGGAATGTTCAAGTGAACTACCAACTTGGGTAAACTATAACTTGCCCATACACAACTTTACCTATAATCAAATTGAACATGTGCTCACATTGAATATCGTCTTGTTTCACAAGACTCGCGGCACTACTCTAGATTTGATTAAATCATAGGGGTCTAGTATATCAATTAGATAAATAATAACCTAATTGATAACTAGGCTAACGAGAAAACCTAACCATTAAGTTGAAGGTAATCTCGTGGGAAAACTTGGAGTAAAAGATATGAAAATTTTATATCGTATTAATAAAGGTCAAACTTATTTTAATCCCAAATATTCATATCCTTTATGGAAGTAACCTGTAACGACTAGAGATGATGCGTAATGGCAATCTCGTACAATAACTATTGATACGTTATTGGAAATGGTTGTGGCTAATATAATTAGTTAAAAAATAGTCTAAACTTTTAGAAATAAAAGAGAAATTTGATAGTTTTAGTGAAATTCATACTACTGCTTATGCCTTAATTGCTTTACAGGAAATGAATTTAGCATATCATTATCCAATTATTTATTGGAATTGTGCTTGTTTGAGTGTTGATAGTAGTGCAATTAATAGCGGTGATTTTTATAATTTAGTTGATGAGGATATTATTGATACAGATGAAATAGAAGGTAAGAAAATACAAAATAAAATGGACTATTCTAAATTAGCAAGTGCTTTAGATAAATTCAAAGCAATTTGTAAGATTGAATTGCCAGATATTAACAAGTCGCGTTTATCTTTTACACCAGATGTAAAAAATAATAGTATTTTATATGGTTTAAAAGGAATTACACGTATTACCGAACCGGTCATTAATGAAATTATAATGTATCGTCCTTTTACAAGTTTAGAAGATTTTGTTAATAAAGTTACTAAACGAATAGTAACAAAAGATAAAATCATTAATCTTATAAAATGCGGCGCTTTCAATAGAATTGAAAATACCAATAACGTAGAAGAAATTTTAAAGAAATTCATTTGGATGATATGCGAACCTAAAAAACGATTAACTATGCAAAATGTTAATATGTTAATTGATTATAATTTATTCCCACCATTCTTAGAGTATAATTGTGATGTTTATAAACTCACCAAAGAATTACGCAAAAATAGAGATAGTAATAAAATATGGTATTGCGGTGATAGATTAGACATACCGGAAAATAAAATTGACAGTTGGAGACAAATTGTTGCAGATTCAAATATCGAAGTTAAAGAATTAATAATTGATAATGAGCCACGTCATGCAATTGATAGTAAAAAATGGGATAATTTTTATGATATTAAAATGAATAGTTTAAAAACATATATACAATTAAATCATGACGAGTTATTAAAGAAACTTAATCAAGCTTTATTTGATAGTGAGTATAATAAATATTGTAGCGGTAATAAAGAACAGTGGGAATTAGATAGTTTGAATTTCTACTTCACTAACCATCCATTAAATAATGTCATTCCACAATTAATTCATGAAACACAAATTCCAGTCGATAGAGTTTGTGATATAGTTGAAGGCGCACAAGACGGTGAGTTCTTTATAAAAGGTAAAATCATTCCGCGTATGAAACTTTATACTATTGCTGGAACCGTAATTGATAAAAATAAAGTTAAAGGTTTAGTCACTTTACAATGCCCAGATGGCGTAGTTAATTTAAAACTTTATAAAGATTTATTTGCTACTTTTGTTGCAGTAGATGATGAAATAGATCAAGATAGTTTTTTTGAAAAAGGTACTCATTTATTAGTTACTGGTATTCAAAGAGGCGCAACTTTTGTACCAAAAGTATATAAAAATACAGGTAGAAAAAGTATTCTTAAAATTAATATTAAAGACAATAATTTTATAAGTTTAGAAGAAAAATCTGATTTGAACTAGGAGGCATTATGAGAATAACGATTTGAGATCTTGATTATTATTATGCAAAACAGAAGAAAAATTGTTTTAATACAGATGTAATGAAAATCGCAAGTTTTCATAAACAAAAAGGTGATCAAGTCAATTTCGTACTTAAAGAAGATGATATTCGCCGCCCCTATGATTTATATTATATTATTAAAGAAAAAAGCAAAACCCCAAATCCACCAATGGACTTTTATACTAATTCGAAGGTTCGTTGGTGGGGTAATGCCAACCGAGCACGCATTAATTGAAAAATGGACAAAGTTATGCTAGGATGTAGACCAGATTATTTACTTTATCCTGAAAAGAATACTCGTCAAGAGCGTGCAGAATATATACAATTATTTGATAATACCGCACATTTAATTCCTATCACTCAAAATTATACGAACAGCTTTAAAGACAAAAATACAATAGTAGTAGATAAGTATATGTGGCAAGCTTCAAAAAAATCATTATTAACTGCCTTAGATTTATTAAAAGAAGTTAAAAACGTTTCATTTTTATACCCTATTAGACTCGATTTAATACTACGCGATAAAGACATCAGAAATAAAATTTTTGAATTAAAATTGACTAATAGAAGCATATTAAAATCGCATCCTATTAATTTTGATTTGGTAGATAATGCAATTTGTTTTGTTAATGATATTAAAAATAAATTCGGTAATGTTTCAGTAAATGAAATTATCGTTAATTATGATACTGAATTGCATTGAACTAATATCACGTTTGCTATTAAAGATTTTGAAAATATGAAATCCGCTATTGTTCGCGGTCGCAAGGCTGGTGTACGCATTATCGCCGCTCCATTGAAACAACGTATTGATACTCCCTATTTTCATATTTTTGAAGAATTAAATAAGTGAACAAGCATGCAAGAAACACTAAGTTGATGTGAATATATACAACGTATGCATCCTTTTTGCGATATTAATAGGCCAGAAACTTGAGATGATGGATTTCGTGATTTATTGCGGCAAACCTATATTGATAAAGAATTTTTCTTAACCAAATGAAAAGACAAAACTACATCAGAAAACGAGGTACCATGAAATTTATTGGACAAAGAATTCCAATATGGAATTTAAAATTTATATATAAAAAACACAGAAGGAGAAAACAATTATGCCAGAAAATAAATGAGTTAAAAATTTTAGAAATTATAACCGCATTGCAGTATTAGATACTGAAACCACTGATCGATATTGGAACACTGCTGCACCAGTACAAATCGCCGCGATAATTTGTGATAAAAAGGGTAACATATTAGATTCCTTTAATGAACGTATTAAAACTACTCACAAAATTTCTCCTGATGCAAGTGCAGTTCATGGCATTTATGCTAAAGATTTAATTCACTGCAGGAGTGAAATTGAAGTATTAAGCACTTTCTGTGTTTGGTTGAAAAATCATAATGTAGATTGTATCTTGACTTATAATGGAGAAGCTTTTGATCGCCGCATGCTAGATGCTCGATGCAAAACATTAAATATTCCTTTTAATTATTTTGAAAAAGATAATTTCCCAGGCATTGATGGTTACTATGATTGCGTAATTGATGCTAAACGCGATAATTATATGGGGTTAAAAGATAAATTGGGCCGCAAATGGAAACTATCATTAGTTGCTGAAATACTAGGTCTTGATAATGAAGGCGCACACGATGCCTTAGAAGATGTACTTATGCTTAAAAATATTTTTTGGATGCTAGATCCAAAAATCCACCCATCACGATGGTCAAAAGAAAGTAAAAGTTTATTCTAAAATAAAAAGGACTTTAATAAGTCCTCTTTTTATTTCTTCATGTGATTAACAAAATCAATAGTTTGATCAATATAAGTACTTAATTGATCTAAGAAGTTATCAATATCAATGCCCGCGGATTTGCATGCAGCTTTAACAGAATTAATAACCATGGCTTTTTTATCTTCGCCTTTTAAAGAACTTTGTTCAGCTTCCTTCATGGCGGCATCAGCCATTGACATGACCATACTTCAAATTTCTTTCATGTTTTTGGTCTTATTAGCTTTAATAAAGTTCTTGATAGCAAAGATGGCACCAATTAAAGCCCCGATAACACCAACAAGACCGCTAATTAATGTCAATACTTGTTGCGCAGTATTTAATCAATCAGTATTACTAGCTAACATCACTACAGTATTCATTTCTATTCTCCTTTAAATTTATTATGAATTGGTAATTGCTCTATATCATTTTTTCAACCGTCTACATACTCTTTAAAGTGGTTACCACCCATTTTTGCATAACTATTATATAATTCCATTCAATTAGACTCATCACTTGTTTCTATAAAACCTTGTGCACAAAAAATGTCTCTTTGTTCCTTCATCATTGATCTTAGTTCAAGAATAGTAGCTTCTTGATCTAATAATAACCGATATTTAACTTCTGATAAATCATCTCTAATCGGTTGGATTTCCTGCCGTATGGTTTTACACAATTTTTCTTCTTTCAAGTGTTCTTTATACTTTTGTATTTCAGACATTTTAATTTTGGTGCGTTTAACAATTGTATCAAAAATTAATTTTCCTATACACGTTAAAATTCCTAAGCTGCCTAATATACTCAATGTAACTGAAAGTCAATTCGGTATATCCATTTGTTACGTCTCCCGCCTTTATAGACTTTATAGTACATTCCTATACATATTTATTATTTACAATAATGAAATAGAAATCAAATTAAGAAAGAAACCGATTTTGAATTTCTATAATCACCTTAATTATAATATTTAAAAGAGGATAATATATGAATGAACAAGATATAATTAATTTTAAAAACTCTCTTTGTAATTTAACTATTGATGAACTCATACAAAAACGAGATGGATTACAACAAGAAATTAGCCAAATGCTTTTAAATTGCGATGCGGTGGTTAAAACTGCTTTAATTGAAAGTCTATTAAAAGAAAAAATAGAAAAGGAATCTAATAATGGCAAGATTAGCAACAGACAAAATTAAGAAAGAATTAGCTACCAAGAACTTCATACTTATTGATGATACTAATTATGTAACTCTAAATAGTCCAATTCTTATTCAATGCGAAAAGGGACATAATATTGAAGTATCAATGAACGATTTTAGACGCCCTTCTTTTACTTGTCCATGTTGTGATAAGGCTATTAATTTTATTAATCCTAAAGCCGTTCCTGAGAAAAAGGGTTATCGAGTAATTGCTTTCGATCAGGCAACAGAACATTTTGGTTTAAGCGTTTGAGATGATGGACAACTTGTTTTTTATTCTTTATATAATTTTAGCGGCGATACAGTTTCACGTTTAATAAAAATTAAAAAATTTGTTCAAGATATAGTTATTAATAACTGATATCCTGACTACATAGTCATGGAAGATATACAACAACAACATGGTGCGGTATTAACTTATAAAATTCTTGCTATGTTACTTGGTATTTTAGAAGTTGTTTGCGCCGAAAATAATATTCTTTATGAAGTAGTTAGTCCTAACGTATGAAGAAAATATGCAGGCACATGCGGGAAAAATCGCCGCGAAGAAAAATTATTAAGTATTGCTATTGTCAAAGAAAAATATAATATAACAGTTAACGACGATGTTGCAGAAGCAATATTAATAGGCCAGTATGGAAGCCGCATTCATAAAAAAGAATATAAATTAGCTTTTGGTAGTAAATAATTATTAAAAAATAAACCTCGGTATTATGCCGAGGTTTTTTCGTCGAATAGAGAATTTATATCTATTTCAGTAGCTATGATATTTGTCATTTGATTTAAAATAGATTCATTTCGTAAGTCTTCAATAGAAATAAAAGGAGATAAATCTTTGTCTACAAGTTGGATATCAACACTTTGTTTAATACTATCGCTTGTTTTTTGATATTGAATTTTAAAAGGAGAAACCTTTGTTGTACCTATACTATTTGCCATTTTTTAATACCTCAATTTCTGTACGCAATTGATTAATTTCTTTTTGTTGCTCTTTAATGCCTTCAATTAATAAATAAACCAATTTGGATTCATGAATCGACATATAATCACTATCAACACCTGTTGCGGCTTTATTGTCCACAAAAGAAAAATCATTAATTGTAAAATCTAACATATCTTGCGCCATAATACCATAAGATTTTACTCCTGTATCTTTATAAGTATACGTATAAGTTTGTAATTGATTAATAATTTTTAAAGCATCGCCGCAGAATGGTTGAATATCTCTTTTTGCGCGTCTATCAGAGGTCGCGTTAAAATACAAAGCATGAATAGCGCCACTTGATTTTAATGATTTATAAAAATAGGAAACACCCGTAACCTGAAAATCACAATTGTTGATTGTTGGTATTGTTTCTATGGTAGTAGAAGATCTAGTGTAATCAAATCTAGTTTTTGCATAGTTAGTAAATTGATCTGGTACTGTTTGTCCACTACGTCCGATTATAAAACTACTAGGACTAACTTGCCATATACCTCCATCTATAAAGGCGGGTGCGTTAGATGTTGGGCTAGCTCTAAAAGTAATGCGGTCAGTTGCTTGATAAATATTCTTAATATATGATTTATCAATATGTAAGTCTTGAGCTCATTGCCCTGTTGCATTCGATGTTAAAATATAACCAAAATTTGTTTTAGCAGCATAATCAGTAGAAAAATTTTCATTAGCCATATAGATTTGCGGCAAAAAATGATAGTCTAAAGAAGCATCTAAAGTACCTGTGCCAAATTCTAATGATGTATATAATAGTGCGTTTTCTGATCCGTTCACACCTTTAATATGTTGTCAATTTAATGCCATATGAATTTATCCTCCATATAAAGAATATGATAATTTGTAAGGAGAAGTCAATTTTTTAACTTCTCCCCACTATAAATTATCGAATAAGTTTAACTAATGATTGTAATAATTTTTCCTGATATTTAATGCTATTTACAGTAAGATTTATATCTGCGTCATTTCTTAATGAATAACTAACATCAGTAATAAATAAATATTGGGTTAAAGCATTATATACATCATCATTTTCATCATAATAATCATCTGCTTTAATTCTAATACCTTGACCCGGTGTTAATTGTTGTCCGATGTAACCAGAAAGAGCATGTATATCAATCATAGAAATAGTATAAGCTTTTTCAGGTTCTTTGCGATCCTTAAATATTAATTCTGCCATTTTTAATAGCTCTGCTGAGCTAGTGGCAAGCTCATAAGAATAATTGTCCTCTAACATTAAGAATGGATATTGCGCATAGATATTGTTCCATATTTGTATTTTAGTTTTTTTAGTTTGTTCGTATTCTAACATTCCACAATCACTATACCCATTTTTAAGAATAAAGAAGATCATACCATAGATACCATCTAATTGTTCAAAAACAGACACATCCATCACTTCATTGGCAACATCTTTTCACTCAAGCCCGGTATTTTCGCCGCAGTTGTAGTAGTAAACTGTATTGCCGTTTTCAACAACATATCAATCAGATAAAGTGGTATTTAAATGTTTAATAATATCTAACACTCCTGGATTATCTTTTAATACTGTAACAGACTCTGCTGCAATATAATTGGTTGTGTGCTGTTCTTCAAGTAGTGCCGCATCAGGAGTTAAAGAATCTAATGTACGATCTGTACTAGGCTGATATTTTCATATGAAATTAGTTAAATAATGTTTATATTTTAAATCAACATTGTTATCATTATTTTCATAAATTGCAACTTCTGGTACATATTTGTTTGAAATAGTAATGTTTGTAATAACATTATTATTATTTATAGTTGGTATTAAAATTTCTTTTGATATATTATTGGTGGTTTTACCTTCTTGACCTTGTCAATAACGCGGTAGGAAATACTTACAATTCTTGGAAGCTGCATAGGCTTGATCTCAATATACTTGTAATTGTGTTTCAATGGCGGCTGCATATTCGAATAATGTTGAAGATTCTATTTGATTGTGGTACTTATATCAAAACATGCCATTAGTAAGATTTGATAATGAATCACCAATTTCATCTATAATTTTAATATCACTTGTATAAGTTATATCGTCTTTTGTAATACTATATTCTTGTGATTTGGTAATTTCAAATGATTTACTATACAAATTACAATTTAAAATGATATTAGAATTTGAATCAGTTGTAAAAGAACACAAATAGATGGGTAAAATGAAGTTGTTTTGTGATCTTAAGGTTTCAATAGAATAAATACTATTAGCTAAATAGCATAGGCTAGAATGATCTTTTGCTGGTAATTCAGTCAGTTGTTCTAAAGAATATGTACGAACATAACTGTTATTAAGTTTATAATAATAATGTGCGGCGGCATTTAATTGTTCATTAACAATATAACTATTATCAACAGGAACCATTAAATCATCTTTATTAATAACCATATATAAATTTTCAATTCCATATAAAGTTTGTGGAAGTTGTAAAACATTAGTTAATAAATCAGTTTGCATGTCATATATGGTTGATAAATCATCTTGTGTAAATAAATCTTCATTAATAATGTTATAATTTTCTAAACGAGCATATAAATACTGACCAACATTATCTCCATTTGAAATTTGAATAATATAATCGTTATTATCAATAAAATCCACTTGTGTATCCGCCGGTTTAGATAATGATTCAATTAACTCGCCAAGAGTAATATGATCTTTACCACCTTTCCATACGTCTAAATTCTTAACTGCAATATCGGTGCTAATTGCTTCAATAGGATACCAAGTTAATAGGCTATATCTGTTTTGTGTGTTTGTGAAATTACTTGGATCTTTAATGTAAACAATAGTTTTCTTTTCATCTATCTTTACATTTGGTTCCGGATCTAAATACAAACCATTTGTAGTATTTAAAATACCATTACTACTTTCATAAATCGGTATGCGCACGTATGTATCATATTTATTAATATAACTATTTTTATTTAAAATGCGGAAATACTTATTTTTAACGGCGAAATAATTCTTAAAACCTTTATTAATCATATCTCGTCTAAAATCATATGTAGCAACCATATAACGATAAAAATTAAAATATTCATATCCACGATTATCATAAGTCAGTTGAGTACTCAAATCATCTATATTTATATGAATAATAGTATCTGTAATTTGTTGCCATGTAATAGGACTTAAATTATCATTAGTAATAGCTAAGGTCTTATTAAATTGTTTATCTTGTACTTGATATCAAGCTTGCATCCATTGTACACTTTCATCCGCGGCCGCAGTTGTTGTTGCATACTGTGCATATGCTCAATTTTTAGCTAATGTTTTAGAATGTCGTACATCGCCTTCACCTTCAAAAGAACGATAATTATTTTTGTTGGTTTTTCATTTACACCAACGTTCATCATATAAAGCATGATTGACTGCGGAAATAATACCTCACGTATTACCCAAACCAACAGTAAATATTATATCACCCACAGATGGAGAGAAGTTAAAGGCTGCATAATTTCAAGAGTTATTAATCTTATCTTGCGCGGCCACTGCTTCGTCATTAGAACAAGGACCTCATTCTTTTAAAGCCATACCGTTGCCTGCAAAAGCAATTGGTTGATAAGTTTTGTAAGTTGTAGTATTATCAACTTTACCATTCTCATTTAATGATTTTAATGTATAGACAATTTGATCGCTTTCATTAATGCGCGTTGTTGCTTGTATAACTGGTCCATAATAATATAAGGTAGTAATTGGGAAAAAAGCTTTATAATATTCATAAAAGAAAGGATCAGATCATTTAGTTATGTCTAGTGATTTCATTTTGAAGTCAGCATTAATATTTCAATATTTTAATAAATTTGGTAATGTACTTCATGCCAAAACCTCAGACAATTCATCTGCTTCTATGCGGATATCGTCAAAAGCCGTATAAGTATTTTTATCTTTAATATAATATTTTGTTAGGTTTTCAGTCTTTCTTAAAATAAGACGTCTAATTTCATCTGCATTAAGTTGGATATAAGTCTCTTGATTGATTATTTTTTTAATTAAATTATTACGAGTTTTAAAGTTCTTTTGATTATAATCTTGTTCCTTTAATCAATAGGTGTTATTGCTATTATAGTCGTAATAAGTTGCCGGTAAATTTTGACTGGTACTTAAGTTAATTAATTGATTATCAATCAAATTAGCGACATAAAATTCTTGATAATTTGAAGTATTAATAATTGGCAGTTTTTGTAATAAACCTTTTTCTTTCTTAAAAATAACCTGTTTAGTAATATTGTCTTTTAAATTGCCCTGATCGTCATAAATAGTTTGAAACGATGGATTGCCAAATAAAATAAAATTATTATCTACAGGTGTCGCAGTTATTGTATATGAATGTATTGAAGCGTTAATATCTTGATTAAAAGGATCTTCAAAATACTTTCTAAAAGCATAAATATTTTTTAAGAAACATTGTTCACTATTAAAATATTTTTCAAAATAATCGCTTAATAGTTCAGTATAATTTAAAATACGGTTAGAATTTTGATCAATATTAATTACTTGTTGATATAAATTATATACTCTACTAATATCATCTGGCTTTTTACCTTCGAGTAAAGGTTGAACTATATCCGCATCGAAAGTGGCAGCTAAATTATCAACTTGTTCAGTAATTTGACTAATGATAGTGGTTTTAGTTTTTAAAGCACGATGGTACTCATCGGTCAGGAAAATTAATTTACCATTTTGAATACGTAATTTATTTTGAATTGTATCCATCAAACTATTGTATTCATCTTTAGAAATGATATGCTGTTTTAAAAAATAAGTAAAATCAATTAAACGATTCTCAAGTCATGGGCATTTGTCCGCAATATCGGCAAAATTCTTTTCTTCTTCTGTGAAGTTGCGGTAAAATTGAATATACAATTCACAATTATTAATAGTTACTGATGATTGGTCTTTCGATAGAATACCAATAAAAATTTCAGATGTACGGTTTAATAGTGCGGCTGGAATGATTTCATTTTCTTTAACTATATAATAATCATATTGATTAGTAATATTATTCTTGTTTCTAATGATTAAATATAAAGTATTGTTTTTTGCCGCAATCGTATAAGAATTGATGCCTGCTGTATAAGTAAAATTAGTATAATTTTGATTGTCTCAATTTGCTTTGAAATGATCATAAAATTTTGGCAATGTAAACAATGAGTCTGCTATTTCATTATAAATTTGAATAACAATATAAGTTTGATTATCAATAGTTAATAAATTGGTATCGTCATTAATTTTTATACCTATATTACTATCTGATTGATTAATAATATATCTATAAGAAATATTACTAATAATATCATTAAAATAACCAGGGTAAAATTTACTATTAACTCATTCATCAGACATAAACAAATTAGTGAAAAATGCTGGAGTGCTTGGTAATAAAGTAATTAAATCATCTCCAATTTCATGACTATCAACATTTAAAACAGTAGTTAATGAATCACCACTAAAATTAAGACCAAAATCTGAAACAGCATTCTTAGGTGAATATTCTATGCCGGCTACTTCTTGGTTTTGTTTAGGTTCATATCAAAAATATTTTCTTAATTCACCATTATATCTTTCTTCATAAACATGAATCATTAAATCTAGTTGTTCACTAAGAGCAATTAAAGCCGCATTCGCATTTGAATTACTGCAAGAGAAAGCGAATGGTGTTTGATATTCTTCTGTATTATTTGGATATTTAATAATCGTTTTAGGAGATTCATCTAAATCTTTTTCTGATGTAAAATATTCAATTTGATTGGTAATATTATTTTTATACAGTCCTCTTTGTAAAGGTATATATTGATAATCAATAAAACAATCAGGAACTATTCTTTTAATAGTTCATCAATCAATAGTTTTTGGACCTATATAGTCTGAAGATGCGGGATCATTTTCAATAGCATAGCCATTTTGTTGTCTTGTATATTGATATGAAAAAGCATCCTGACATGTATAGGTATATACTATGTTGTGCTCTTTAAAATTATAACTAATAGTTTTGATAATAAATAAATGTGTTGTATTATATTTATCTACCAACTCAATTAATGATCCAACATGCAAAACATTAATATAGGGATTAATTTTTCACTCATCATGCATCAAAAGCTTTCTATCCATTGAAAAAGAAAGTTCTTTTTGGCTATTTTGATGTTGTGAAAATTTTTCATCATATGTATAGCAAAAAGACTGCTCATTATTTTTATGAGCAGTTAAATCTTGACGAATAATTTGATCGGTATAATCAGCAATAGTAATAGCGATAAAGATATCTGCACTACCTTCAGATGCTGGTGTTAATAGAGAAATTTTATATTTAGACATATTAAGCCTCTCATTATACTATATTAATATAAACATCTAGCGGCAATTTTTCATTCTGTGCTAAGTTATTTATATTTATAATATAACCAGGAACTTGATAATTAACAATATTGGACACGAAATATCCACAGCTATCATCACAGATTAAATCTTCTAAACTATTATCATTATTAATAATATATAAGTTATGTAAAATTTGTGTATGTTCACTAGAAAATCATATATAATGATTAATATTTTGAATGATAGCTTCTGGTTGATTGTTCTTAACATTATATGCAGGAATAGAAAATTCTTGTACATTTGCAGTAGGATACAAACCATAATTATTATCTGTGCGTGCAAAAACTCTCATTGAAGCAGATGGCAAATTGAAAACAATTTTGGTTGCATTTACAAAATTAGTACCATAATTTCAAACTCATTCTAAAACATTATTTGTCTCCACAAAAGTGCTAGGTACATAATAAGATAAAATTTCATTTTTTGGTAGAATTTTATATGAAGTCAATAATTTACGTTCAACTGATAAATAAGGATCTTCTTTTTTATTTTCTTCCAAAAAATTATTAAATACTATATGATCTTGCGGACATTTTGTTAATTCAACATCTGTTTTTTCTCCTGATTTTAAAATCAAATCTTTAGAAGTAAAAATTGGATTCTCTTGTTGTGTTGAAGTGGCATCCTGTAAAATAATATTTGGTTCAATAATCATTTGAACTTTATCATCAACTATTGTTTTTGAAAATAAATATACATTATAAAAGGAATCCGCATCTTTTTGACGATATCATATAGTTAATTGAGTATTGTTAGATAAAACAATATTGTGGTGTGCTAATCATTCAGCAATAGTCTTTTCTTCTTCAGTAGTACAAAGTTCTAAATTGTTGTCTTGACTAGCACGTTCTTTATCTTCACCCTGATGAATATATATTTTTTGAATGCCTGGTCAGGCATCATCAGAATTAAATCATAAATAAGTGTTTTCACCATAATGTTGTTCTAAGCCACGATGAAGTCGCAATCAATTGATACGCAAAGCAACTGCTACTTCTAAAGTTTGATCATGCTGTTCTAAAATTAATTGCAATATTCCTGCTTGTAAAAGGAGAGAATCTGTATAGTAATCTTGATTTAAAATAGATCAATTCGGATTCTGTAATTCTATTAATTGATCAATACTATTAATTTCTCCTTGCAGTTCATAAGCATAATCTCAATATTGTGCAATACTACTAGTATCTATATTTGAAGTAAAAAGTTTCATATCTTTTACCTCTATTTAATAATTAATTTAAACGGAACATCAACAGTATTAGCTATAAAAATTCATTGTTTATTTACATCATCATAAGATACATGTATTAAACCAAAAATTCTTTCTCCTAAAATATTATTAATAAGTTCTCGACATTCTCAAAATGGTGTAACAGGAATATTACCCCCATCTTGATACTTTGTATTAATCATAATTGTTTGATTTGCATTTTTAAAATCATTATTTGTATAAGTAATGCTATAAATTAAATCACTAGTTGGCGGCTCTATATTATTAACCGATACTCGTTTAGCACCAGAACCCGCATCTCTATATTCAAACTCCAAAACTAAATTATTATTTGCAGCTTTAGTTAAACTAATAGGTTCATATACCCCACCTTCTCTTGCAGGAATAATAATTTGTTGTTCGTTGTTGTCTTTAATTACTATATCGCCACGATTAAAAACTTGTTTATTGATAATAAACTTATTAGTATCAATAATTAATGAAGCATTCTTAGGTAATGCTGCATATTTTTGAATAAAATCATCTTTGCTTGTAACCGCATCTCTTATATTATAAGCATCTCAAAAAGTCGCGGTTTTACGAACTGCAGATACTTTAGCATCTAAATATCGTAAATATTCTCTAATGTTTGGTTTCGCATTTTCAGATAAAGTTGATTTACCAATCCAAGAAAAGACACTTTCTAATCCATTATTTAAAAAATCAACAGAGGTTGCCGTATCAGGAGTTGTATTAACTAAAATATTATTAGAAATAGAATTATAATAAGTTTGTTTTAAATTCATAATTCGTTCCTCCTAAATTAAATTGGTGCGTTTATAACAACTAATGCCGCAACCTTTTGTTGTATCAATATTAATGTTATTAATTTTAAAACGTATATCTGCTCAATTTATATCATTTTCAAAAGTTCCTGGAAGCATATATGCACGATTAATAAGTGCGGCTGACATACGTTTGCCCGAAGTATAAGTAGTCAAATATGTAATTACTTCTTTTTTATCTCCATTAATTCAACATACATCTCCAGTTTGTGAATTATACTCTAAGAAAATATTGTCTGCATTAAGCGGAATATTTTTTAATGTAAGATTAAATAATTCTATTGAAGTATTAGTAATTGTGTTATATACTTCTAAAGACATAAGTTCTAAATTATTAATTGGTTGAAAAACTAATTTAAATGGAGTGTTTAAATCAGAAGTTTCACCACTTGTAAATTTAATAATATTGCTGCTTTCAAATTTATAGCTCATTTCTTCTGTACTTAATGCCACTGAATCGCCTTGAACCTCAAAAGTTAAAGTTAATTCACTATAATATAAATCTTGTTTATCACTAGTTGTCCCAATATAAAGACGCGTGCCATCAGTTATTTTTGCTAATTTAACTATATATCTCCATTTCGGTTGAAAATTAAAAATTAAATTACCAATAGTATAAGGATGAAGTTTGTAAATCAATTTTCGATATAACTCTTCTGTTACTGCATATACAGCAATAGTAAAAGAAATTTGTTGAGTATTAAAAGTAACACCTGTAAGTTTACTTGATGCGGTTTCAAATTGTGGTTTCGTATAACTATTAGAAAAAGAAGGCCCATTATAAAATTTTAATGAGCCTTTTTGTTCATTAATAATAAAGGCATGATAATTAACCATTGGTTCATCATCTCACCAAAATTTAGCATAGTCATCAAGTAATGGTTCAACTTTAAGTCATGGATCTAAAATTAGACTTGAATAAGACATTATCACACCTCCTATCTATAACCAATTTGTTGTAGCGCATTCATAATTGCAGTATATACTGATTGTTGTTCGCTATCAGACAATACAATTTCTTTGCCCGCAACATTGAGAATTAATTGATTACCCTGTTGTTCAACAGATATATTATCAAATATATTATTACCAAGAATAGAACCATAAACTGATTGTAAATCTTGAATATATGATTGTAAACCTAAACTTGTTAAGTCCTCTTGTTGCATTTTATTTACGATTAAATTAGACAAAAATTCTTCTGGATTATCAAGTTCACCAGTCATAGCTGCCAATAAAGCTTGTTGAGAATTTAATAATTCATCAAATTTCTTATCAATACCTTCAATAGTATCATCAATATTTTCTACTATTGCTTCTTGAGCACGTTCACGGAGATCTTGTAAACGTTCTTTTTCTAACTCTACAAGTTCTTGTTCTAATTTAGCTTGTTGATTTACAGCTTCTGCTGAGGTACTGGTGGCTAATTTGGAAATATTAGCAATCAAAATTTGTTCTTTTTCTTCAAAATCTTGATCTTCCGCTTCTTGATTTACGGTTTCAAAGTAATCTGAATATGCTTGTTTACGCTCATCTAGGGAATCTTTTAAAGCATCACGTTGATCTTCAAGATAAGATTTATATTCATCTAAGAATTTTTGTTGTTGTTCTAAACGAGTTTCTAATGAAGCCGCATATAGATTATCAGCATCTTGTAATACTTGTTTCTGATCTTGTAAGTATTTAAGATAAGCATAATCACGTTTTTGTTCTAATTTTGCGTTTTCAAGATCAATTTCTTGATCAATAATCTTAATTTGTTCAGACACTTTCTCTCTTAATGCTTCATTATTACCCAATGCATTTTGAATAAAATTATAATCTCCTGATTCAATAGCTTCCAATAATTTTTTACCTTCTTCTCCTGCAAATAAAGAAGCATTATCGGCTAAGAAGGCAGTCTTTTCACTATCTGCCATTTCAGCCCATTTCATTGCTTTTTCATAAAATGAATCAATTTGATTCTTTAAGGCTTCAATATTTTGACCCATATTTAATATACCTGTACCTATAATGGAGGTATAAGCATTTAAAAATTGAGAATAAGTTTCATCATTTAATTGCCCAAATATATCATAAATTGCCGTTTGTAAATCCAAACCACTCTCTAATGCCGCAAATAATTGTTCTAATTTATTGGTTGATTCATCACTGGTATAACCAAGTTTTTGAATAGCTGTGCCAATATCATTGATATTAGCAATAGTAACTCCGGACTTATCAATAAATTCTAATACTCTGTCATTGAAACCTGTAAAAGTTTCTAAATCACTATATAATTGTTTAAATTCATCTTGTAATTCTTCTGGAATTGCAACTAAAGCGGTTTTATAAGCCTCTAGTTTTTCAAGAACTGAACCATCATCGGCAGTTAATAATTCTGCAACTATGCCACCACTAGTAGTACGCAACTCATTTAATGATTTAACAAGTCGATCAATACGCTCAGGATTGTTAGCATAATTTAAGGCATCAGCAACACTTAATTGCTCTAATAAAGATTGAGTCAATTTTTCAACACCATCATCTATTTCGCTTAAATTATCAATGTAATTATAGAGCGCAGCATTATTAATAGCATATAAAGCTGATTGCGCAGATAAGATATCGGCATCAGTAGTATGTTCATCTAGTAATCTGGCACGATTAGATCCTCTTGAAATATTAAAACGTCTTAATTGTTGTTGACGATCTATATCTGCTTGTTGATTTGCACTGGCTTGAACTGATTTTAAATAATCTATACGTTGTTGATTGGTTACTAAAGCTTTATATGCCTTTTGTTCATTTTCGTCTAATTTATCCGCGGCTTCATCAAGCAAAGTATTCATTTTTTCTTGATCTACTTGCGTTTTAATTAATTGATTATCTAATTCATTATAAGAATTAACTACAGTATCAATCGCACGAGTTTTAGATTCTAATTTATAAATTTCAGAAGAAAGTTTATTGATATCTGTTGCAGCTTTTTCCGCACTACGATTATATGCATTGGTTCGACTTGTTGTTATCGCAATGGTAGTGCCAACTAAAGTGGCTATAATACCCGCCGCAATAATTCAACCAGTAACTGGAGTTGCAGCGGCACTATCAGCCATACTAAATGCGGCTTTAATTTTTTTAGCTGCTGCTGCCTTTTCGGTTTCTATTCTAGCTTTAATCTGTTCTCGAGTTTCTTTTTTAGTTAATGAAACGATTAATGAAGATACAGCAGCAATACTCTTAAAAATACCAAATAGCATTGTGCCCATTGAAACAATGCCACCAAATATTGAAAAAATATTTGATAAAACATTTTTTTGATTATTCAATAATTGTAATTGAGAATCATATGTTTTAACAGTAAATTCCGCAGCTTTTAATTCTGTTTCTTCTTGTAAAATACGTGTTTCATTTAATTGCACATATTGTTCTGCTTCATTCAATTGTTGTTGCTCTTCTAAAGTTAATTGTCCACGTAATTTCTTTAATTGTAACTCTGTAATTAATTGTTGTTTTGTAGTTAATGTTTGTTTTTCTTCTTCTATACGTACTTTATTAGCATTTATATAAGCTTGCGCTTTTAATTTATTAATTTTTAATTCAGTCTTTTGTCTTTCAATATCATATTTTTGTTGTTGTTTAGATATTGAAATTTCTAATAATTTATTGTTAACTGTTGATAGTGTTAAAGTTGCAATAGTAGCAAGTAATGCAACAGTACCAAAATCAGTAGATAAAAATTCTTCTAAATTTTCTAAGAAACTTGCTATAAGATTAATAAAATCAATAATAGCATCATTATTAACAAAAGAAGTAATAATCTTTTCTCATGCAACATTAACTTTATTTAATGCCGCATCCATACCCTCAAGATATGTTTCCATTTGTGCTAAAGTAGCACCCGCAGATCTTTGAGAAATTTGTTGTAACTCAGTAACACGTTCATAGTCAGTCATCATAGCAATCAAACGTGATTGTTGACGCGTACCCGCTAAAGCTTTAGCAATAGCAGCTTGTTGGTTATTACTTAGGGTATTCCATTTCTTACCTAATTCATCTAATACATCTTCAGTTGAACGCAATTCTCCATTAGTATCTTTTAATGCAATACCAACATAAGCTAATTGTGATTCAACATTATTAATATCAGTATCGCCACTTAAAGTGGCGCCGTAATCGCTAATTTCACGCATACGAGCGATAATAGTCTTAAGAGCAGTACCCATAGTCTCTGGAGCTTCACGAGTAGTTTCAAGACCTTTGGCAAGTAAAGCAGTGGTATAGTCAATAGACATGCCGGCTAAATTTGCTTGAGATGCAACTTTACTTAGTGCAGTAGCAATTTCATCATATGACGTAGCTGAGTTAGCGGCAATCATGGCGAATTTATCTGAAACAAGCATAGCATCTTGCGCTGACATTTGGAAACCATTTAATGCAGTAGTTAAGTAATTAACAGAATCTATTGCACTAATACCAGCAACTTTTGCCGCATCCATGGCTGCTTTAGTTAAGGTTAAAGCATCTTGAGTAGTTTTACCTTGACGAACGAATTGAGTTGCTAGTTCCGCAATCTCCTTGGTTGTTGCACCAGTTTGCGCTGCAAGATTTTGATATTCTTTTAGTAAAACATAAGTTTGTTTACGAGTTTTTCCCGTAACCATTGCCTGCTCGGTCAAGGAATGATCTAATTCTTTAATAGTTGCAACCGCTTCTTTCGCAGCCTGTTTAATACTTCTCAATGCAATTGCATAAATACTGAATTGTTTAAAAGCTTTTCCAAAAGAACTGCTTGTTTTTTGAGTAGTTTGTGAAAGCTTTTGAATATCAGCACTTGGATCAACGCCTTGTTCTTGAATATCTTGAGTTTTTGCTTCGGTATTAACTTGTTTTAATCTACTAATTAAATTTTGTAGCTCGTTACCAAATTCTTGCATTTGGACGGCCATTGAGGTTTCTGGTGCAGATTCTTTAATTTCAGAAATCCTTGCAGCCTTAGCTTGTACATCTGCTTCGGCGGCAGGTAATGTAACATTATTAATTGTATCTAATGTTGTTTTATACTCTTGGAATTTTCTATCAACTGATTCAAGTGCAATTCTTGCTGCTTCATTGGTTTGTGCTGCTTTAATAAGAGTTTCATAAGTTTTAATGGTATTCCCTCGTTTACTTTCAACACCTTCCGCTTCAGTTAAACGATTTGCTTCGGCAGTTCTTAATGTGCCAGCATCGCTAATCTTTGTACGTTTCAAAGTGGAACGTTCTTTTAATATTTTATCACGAGCCGCAATTGATTCTTCTAATGCTTTTTGCGCATTAATTAATTCTTTGGAAACACCTTTTACACCTGCTGCTGATTTAACTAATTCATTAATAATTGTTTTTATATTTGTACTAACAATATTTAAATCTTTAGCTGATGCTAATGCGCCTTTGCTTAATAAATTTAAGGATTCAGATAATTTGGCAGACAAAAGCGCTTTAGTATCTTTCGGTAAAGTTCCTTCATTAATTTTTCCTTGTAAACTTTTTGCTTCTGTTATCACTTTTAATGTAATATCTTCTGCCATAAGTTACCTCCGCATATTGTAATTATTTTACAATATCTTTTAAATCTTTTAAATTATTTAATACGTCTAATGTTTCTTGATTTTCTTTCTCAAAAGTTTGACCTATTTGTTCGAGTAGGTGATCTAAACTATTTAAATCTAAACCATTAATAATAGTCTGTATTTTGTCTTTAATATCATTAGGATTTATTAAATAAAATACTTTGGCATTTTTAATAACTTCATTTAAAGACATTTTAGTTGCTTTATAAAAATCAGATGTCTTATATTCTTTTTCAAAATTCTTAGCGCAAATGATCATGTCGAACATATTATCAATAGTAATAATTGATTTAATTTTTGTTTCTAATTCTTTATTATTCATTATTGTTGTTCCTTTCTATTCAAGGGTAATGTAATTTTCCCCATTATCAATAACAGTAAAAATAAGATTCACGGTATTACTACGTTGATTAAACAACATATTTTGGTCTACTCTTAATGCACATTTATCAATGTGTATGGTTATGTTAGAAGTATTATCTTCTTTATTGCCAACAATAATTAAATCTAATGTGAAATATTGATTATTTGGTTTATCTAAAGAATAGCCATTTTTACCCATGTATTGATAACAAATTAAATAATCTTCATTATTATTTTTTACATATATTGGTTCTATAACATCATGTTCTCCTAATGCTTGTTCTAACTCACCATCAGTATTATAAATAAACACTTGATATGCCTTATCAGAAACACAATTAATATAGATTTTATTATCTTCTGCTATACAATTTTCTGTCTTAGTCAATAATTTTACTTCTGATTTTGAATAAATTAAATTTAAAATTTTATCTGTGAGTAAAACATCAGAAATCTGTACTTGAGATATTTTACTATTATTATAAGACAATTGTGTAAAACTCGTTTGTGCATTATTATTGATATTAGCAAAGGTTAAATTAACTTGAACTGATTGTAATATTGTATAAGGTTGTTTATCATATTGCATGTGATACGATCCTATATCTCCACATACAAAAGAACGAAGAACCGCAGTTATTTTATTACCTAACTTATATGTGTTCATAAAATACCTCACTATAGTTATAATATAATAGTCGAAAAGAAAAATATCAATTATTGTACAAATAAAAAAGAAGCTTTTAGCTTCTTTCGTTTTCAGATATTGTTTTACCGTTAAAATCTATATATTCAACTATCTTATGAACTTTTAAAGATTTCTGGACGTCAATAACACGTTGATTAGTAGAACCACGTCATTTAGCACGACCAATTCCAGGATTTAATGAAAAATTGTAGCGACCATCAACCAATACATCAACAGATGTAAGATAAGGAATTAATTCTTCATATAAATGTCCTGTATACGCCCAAATTGTTTTATTAGGATACATCATCTTAAACTTCATACAAAATGCGGCTACAGCTTCGCGATTACGTGGAGCAAAAGGATCCCCACCTGTTAAAGTAATACCACTAATTTCTGAAGATTGCATTTGTTCTCGCAGCAATTGTGAATCTTCTTCACTTCATGGTTGTCCTAAATTGTAGTCCCAGGTTTCTGGATTGTGGCATTGAGGACAATGATTTTCACAACCGCTAACCCAAATTACACATCTTAAACCCGCACCATTCACTTGATTATTTTTATCAATTTTAATAATTTTCATTTTTATTAATCCTTTTTATTACAAAGCAATTGTAGTCTTCTTATGAATAAACTACCTATAGTGTTGCCAATAATTATTAAAAATATATATCCCAATCCTTTTCAACTAAAATCTGAAGCACCAAAATAAAAGGCATCAGCTATACTATGTTCCATCCCACCGAGAATAAAACATATTATAGGTAATATAATTAAAAGAATATTGTTTGTTTTATTATATAGTTCTACTGCTAAATAAATCAATATTCCGCAACCAAAACCGTCTAATAATATTTGGTATCAAGTTTTTATTAAACGTGATTGAAAAGAAAAAACATTATTAGTATAACGATAAAGCAAACCAATAATATATGCAGTAGCAAAATTAATTAATAAAATAATAATGCTTTCTATTGCTTTTTCTTTTGTATTCACATAACCGATCTTGCCAGTGAATAAATTAGCTTGTAATAAAATAATGCCGATTAATCCAATGCTAAAAAGAACTGAACCAATAATTTTATTATTACATTGTAAATATATTCAACCAGCAAGACTGATTAAAAATCCTGCTAATATAGATTTTCAAATTAATATTATAACTTTCTTCATGCTATATATTCTAAATATTCGCTTGTCAAAATTCACTTACATGCTACGACGATCTTTTATTTCCGCAAGTTTTGCGTCGTTCATTTTAGATGTTCCATCTACTCGTGAATAACCTAAATCATTTGACTCTAATGTTACCATTAGCATCGACTATATATTCCATTTCTGGTCTCTCGTTTGGGAATAGTGCTCATCTCTATTCCTACTCGGTTACACTCATCACCGATAGTCTGTACACATACATATAAATATGCTTAGCACGGTCTCATCCACATGGGACCTAACCGTTAGCAATAATAAATATTATCACACCTCTGAGCGAGTTAGAGAGATTTAATGTGGGCTTAAGTTTACGCTAACCCACAGACGCGATTAATAGTTGTGATATCATGTGAACCACAATGTGGACATGTATCTACTCCATCATCGACCTCAGTGCCGCAATTACCGCAATAAGACTTTTCAATATTAACACCAAAATAATATCCCAATTGCATCGCACGTTCAATCGTTGCGGCAATATATTCAGTATTCATACCACTTGCAAAACGACAATATTGAATGTGTCCACCGCTTGATTCATGGAAAAATTTAAATTCCGCATCTTGTTTTTGCCATGGAGTAATATCTTCACCTACTCACATATGGAAGCTATTGGTAAAATAAGCCTTATCACTTACTCCTGGAATAACTCCATATTTTTGAACAAATTGCTCTAATTGTGTTCCGCAGAGACTTTCTGCAGGCGTAGCATATATCGCCGCGATATAAGGAACTAATCCTTGTTCACGTTCTTGTTTTTTAGTCTCTACATAATTCGCAATAAATTGTTCTGCTCTCCATGCAATCGCATTTGGATCATTACGCATTTCATATAAGGATTTGCCATTATCTAATTGTTGCAATTCATTTAATGCTGTAAATCCATAACTAAACGTAATACGATCGACTAAAGGTCTGATTTCATCTGTTGGTTTTAATTTACCAAAACCGCCTTCGCAAAATGCGACTGGATTGCATGATGCTTTAAGTTTTGATAAGAATTCATATGTTTTAATATGAATCTTATCAATCATATCACAGTAGTACTCTAAGACTTCAAAGAAATCTTTATTTTCTTCTTTTGCTTTCATATAAATCATTGGAAGATTTAATGAAACCGCGCCGCCATTGAAACGACCATGGAATACTGGTTTGTCGTTTTCATCTACTGGTTTGAGTTTTCCTGAAGTATATAGAGGACTTAAATATGCTCTACACGTTATACCGAATATTACTATTCGCACTGACTATATCTTCAATAGTTATACTATTGTTTCCTATTTCGAATCGGTGCTGATCTCCGATCCTACGCCCGTACATTCATCGGGGCTAGTCGATACACATTTATTGGATTTTCCAATTTTAGCACGGTCTCATCCCAGAGGGACCTAACCGTTAGCAGTAATTAATATTACTACACCTCTCAGCAGAGTTAAAGAAATTTTAGATGAGCTGTAGTTTACGCTTACCCATCGGACTTATAATGGAGTCCACTCATTCTGAATTCTCATATACATTATTATCTTGATCTAATAACCAACGAGATACTCCAAATTTGTGATATTTATTAAATATTTCAGCTACTGAAGAAATTGCTTCTGTAGGTTTGTCCATACTTAACCAGTCTGGATACATAGCAACCGCAGAAGTTTGGACACCTTCAAGGAATAAATCATACATCTTTCGACCCTTAGCATGTAATTTTTTAGTATAAATAAATACCAATTTAGGAAAAATTGCCGGACGTTTTTTACCAGGATGTCCCTGACCTTCGCGGCGCACTTTTAAAGCACAATGCCAAACAAGTTGTCCAAATTTATTTTCTTCACATCCACCAGTCATGGTTACAAATGGATAATCTCCACGTGATGAAGCAACAGTATTGAATGTGTGTTCAAAACCTTGAAAACCTTGACATATATCACGTTCTGTATGAGACCAAGCATAATTATGCGCTTTATTTGTAACATCGTTATCTAAGATTTTAGAATAATCTTTACAAATATTCATATATTCTTGATAGTAATGTTTATAACTTTTTTCTGCATAAGGCGCTAAAATAGAGTCAATTTCTGGAACAGTGAAGCCGCCGTATTGTTGTGCGGCGCAATTTAATGTAATATCACTAATTAAATTACAAGCGGTTCTAACATCTTTTGGCTCGTTGTATCCAATGTGTTCTCACTCAAAACCACCTTGAAGTACTTTACCCATGTCAAACAAACAACAATTATAAGTGTCCATACGGGCGCCTAAATCGTGGATATAAATATAACCATCCTTTATAGCTTGACACTCATCTTTTGATAAGAAAATCTTTTTATATAGATTTTTATTAAAAGCGGTATAAATTAACGAACGTTTAGTAGAAATTAAACCAGCGGTTGTATTTGCATTGCTACGATCCGCGTGATAATTTAAATCATCTGCGGTTTTTAGTGTATCTTCCATCATTTGTGCATAGTCTTTTTTATAATTGCGATAGTTAGCATAAGACTGTCCAACTAGTGGTATGACATCAAATAATACTTTTTCGACTAATGTATGTAAATCTGCAACAGACATTCGATCTACTAAAGATTTTTTGATTTCCATTTCAATCCGCATTCATTCATCTTCTGAAATATTATACTGTATTCTTGCTGCTGACTTAGATACAGCATTTTTAATTTTTTCAAAAGAGAAAATTTCTAATCTTCCATCTTTTTTAATTATTTTCATATAATCCTCCTTAAGGGTATATATTTATATTATACCCAATTCTGTACTTTTTAACAAGAATAATTTGAAGATTAAAAAAGATCTCGGTTTAAAGCCGAGACCTCAATAATTAAATGTTATTTACCAACTATAATTGTATCTAAGGCAACAGTTTCATCTTGCTTTTTAACAACTAAATGATATGCCTTACCAGCTTCAATTGCAGCAGTGCCAGAAGTAACTTCTTCACCATCTAATGTAGCTTTGTATGATGTAGCAAGACCGGCATCTCCTAAATATTTACCAAGAGTAATTTTACCATCTGCAACTTTATAGATGAATATAGTTGGATCATCAGACATAGCATGTACTGGATCTATAATTGAATAGAAAACACTATGTTCATATTCTTTACCGTCATTATGAGCGACGTAAATGTCTGTAGTTAATAAATCACCATTCATATCAAAAACAGTTGCATCTCCTTCTGCATCTTGAGTAAGATTAAAGATAGAGTCTGGATTAAATTGATAGAACATAATAATAACATTAATTTGTTGACCAGTTTTTTGATCAATAAAGAATGATTTACCAACAATTAATTTAGCACTAGCAAAATCAGAACCATTGTGTAAACCAACTCGGGCGCCATTAATATTTGTTTCATATTCAACAACACCACCACATAATGCTTCAATAGCTTCTGCATTACCTAAGGCATCGTTCATTTCAAGACGGGCAGTCTTACCATACTTAATTAAAGTATTAGCATATTTACCACCAGTAACAGTTTTTGTTGGTCCTTCAGTAGAAACATTAGCTACTTTTAAAGTATCAAGTTTGCAAATTACACCACCTTCAAGTGGACGTTTTGTTTCTAAAGCTTCATATGTTTCAATTTTATCTTTTAAAGTATTGTAAATTTGATATGCGTTTTTGCCTTTGACTAATTTCTCATCGTAATCAAAGACATAAGCATCCATAACTGTTACAACACCAAAACGACCTAACATTTGAGAAAATGCAGCATCGCTTCTTTCTAAATTAGAATAATGTGCCATAATTATACCTCTTATTATTTAATGAAGAAATCTAATTTTTTACCTTTCTTCATATTACCTGCCGCCAATGCCTGCGCATTGACCTCGTAAGACACAGCTCCAGCGGCATATTTTTGGAGCCATTGAATTTGAGCCATTGTTTGATTACATAAATAATCAATAGTTAATGAAGGAAACTTGTAAGTAATAGAGAGTAAGATTTTAATAAGACCGTCTTTGTCTTGTTGTCCGCTACGCTTAATGCGCGCAATTTTTTCTTCTTGTTCTCTTTGAGCCATATAAAACTTACGTGCTTCTTCGGAGTCAAAGGATAGAGGTTGATTTACCTTCTCCCCACAAGATAATTTTAGTATATATAAGATATATTCTCAAATTTCACTATTCATAGTAAGATTACCTAAAGTAATCTTTTTTTGAGACATATCTATATTTGCTTCAGGTAAAAATTGTAATAAAACTTTGCGCATTTTATTAGCAATATCACGATACTTACTATATTGTCCATATTCAAAAATCATAACAGTTAAGGCTTCAAAACTATCTTTAATTTGTGTAAAATATAATTTTTGAATTGATGATAAAGATGTTGTTCATAAATGATAAACGCTATTTAAATCAACATCATCATAAAATTCTCGAATAGAATGCGCAATAATTCGAATTGGTATTCCGTCAGCATAAACAATAATATTTTTACTAATAAATAATTTTGTAACACTGAAATTGTTATCAAACTTCATTATATTTCAGCCTTTCTACCTTGTTGATCACTAAAAGTAAAGTCAATACGATAACCTGCTCTAAAATTAGTAATCATAATATGTGAAATATTATTAATGTGCAATTCACCTGCGGAAGTTAACTTAATTCCATCCAAAGTTTTATAGATTTCATCTATAAGTTCTAATAAACGATTGCGATTATTACTTAATAAAACATGTGCTTTATCAGTAGTAACATATAAACTACCATTAACAAAAATGTTTTCTGAAGAACTATTAGGATCAATACGGTCTAATAAAATAACTATATATGTATTACGAATTTGATCTTGAATTGCTCCATCTTCAACTGGCGGATAAATTGTAATATAGTGTTGATTTAATAGATCGGTTAAAGATACTTGATAATCAATTTGCGGATCCGCACTATCATCTAATAGAAACGAACAAATTTTATTATTCAAAGACAATAAACGACCAATTTCAAAAGGTGCTTTATTAATATTATGTAATGTTTTCATATTATTGGACCGCCTTATAAACAGTAGTAATTAATTGATTATCTTGTTGTGTTTCTATAGTAACGATATCTATACCAAAAGGTAAAATAAAGGTTACTTCTTTTTCTCTACGTGAGATGATTTTGATATTAGTATCATATTTGAAATATGCGTTTTCAGTTGATACAACAATTTCAGTATTATGTGCAACTAAATGTTGTTGAATGTTAGTATTGTCTTGGTATTGTTCAACAGTACGCTCTATATAAATTTCTTTATCTTGATTTTCTTTTGCTATATGCGCTGAAACAGTAGTCGGAACTAAGGAATAGTAATCAATCCCCGGTGTGCTAATATTATCATATTCTTGTACTAGCCATGGTCTGTTTCTAATAACAATTTTATCACCACATTTTAAAGTATTTGCAGGTGCTACTAAAACAGGTTTTTGATTAGAAATAATAATACTTTTTTCTTTTAAAGAAGTATTGATATAACTTTTTTCAGGACCAATAAAATATCCTCAACTGTTATCTATATTAATGTTGCATAATTGTGCTAAATATTTATGTCATTCTACATCTTTAATAGTAATAATTTCTTCTGTAATGAGAAAATGCAATGTCTTTGTTTCTCATATAGAACCAATTGGAAGCGTATTCTCCACTGCAGTATATATATAAGCCGCATCTTTTTCTTGTTGATTGACAACCGCAGCATTAATTTGAATCTGATTATTAGTAATAATAGTAGAATTATAGCCCTTTAATATAAAAGTTTTATTACCAGAATCGGTTGATTTTGCTCGAATATTATTACGTTCTTGAAAACGTTTAAAATTATTCATTAATATCACCCAGAGATGGCTTTCGGTTATTATTAATACGACTATAGCGATTTTCGAGGTCTCGAGCGTAACTACGATATTCAGCCATAAGTTTCATATTTTTATCTACTGCGTTTGCACGAGAAAAAGTTTTAATATTGGCATCTGTATACATATCATCAAAATTATCCGCGTTTGAAATTTGATTTTCACACCAATATACTTTCATCCATGCAATAAGAACCTCAATTTCTGCATAAGTCAAATCTTGAACAAATTCACCATGTGGAACGGCACCTTCTGTTGTAGGGTCAACACGTGATAGTGAACCATCTTCTAGTCTTATTGCATAGAAAGTATTATATTCAGTAGAAATTTTAGGAAATTTAAAGGCAGAGATTGCACGTAAAGCTAAATGATAACATTCTTCATCAATAAAATCTTCTGTTATAACACCATAATAAGAACCGCGAATTGTAGCTCTAAAAGGTGTATATAGAACATCATCTCATAATTGCATATTTCTACCTCCTTAATGATTAGTCGATCACTAATTGTGTTTTAAGTAAATTTTCAAGCATTGAAACAACCGCAGTTGTAAGTTGATCAACATTATGAGAAGCGACTTCGGCAACCATATCATGACCATAGTCATTAACAGCTTTTTGAATTGCTGAACGATTACCTGTTTTTAAAACTTCTAAAATTTTGTTAGATTGATCTTCCGCGGCAGGTTTAAAATCAAATGAATCAAACCAAACGCCAGATTCAACTGCTAATTTAGCTAATCCATCATTATCATCAAAAGTAACATAGCCTTTTTTATACAAACTATAATTACCTTGATCCATAACAAAACCTAAAGCCCAATCTGCAGGAAGAACTTGTTGTGGAGTATGATCAGTTAAATTAATTGTACGAGTAACTGTTGGATTTGACATTGGACTAATAATAGCAAAAACTTCACCCGCACAGGTTTTCTTTAAGATAAAAGATTTATTTTCAGACATTAAATATTTTTCCTTTCTATAAAATAATAAGGGAAGGGGCAAGACCCCTTCCCCATGGTTAACTAAAATAAATTAATTAGTCGTGTAAGTCTGTAACTGTAATTACAGCATAGTTGTTAGCCATAGCAAGACCAACACCAATAATCTTACTAGCTTCCCATTTTTCAGAACCAACTGCTTGAGTGTTTCTGACTAATGTTAAATCACCCTTTAAGGCAACCTTAACTGGTTTCATACCTGATGGAACAACGAAAACCTTTGTATCATCATAGAACCATTGAGAATTAGAATTATCAACCAAATAGTTTGGTAATTCGACACAGCGGACGCCTTTATAAACTTGAACGAAACCATAATTACGAATATCAGTGGAATCGTCACCATTTGGATATCCACTTGTAGAAGCTAATGGATTGTAAATGTTACTTAATGCAGCATATGAACCAAAAATTGTTGGAACACCATAAGCCTTAACAATTGGCATAACTTCATCAATCTTAGCACTTAAAGCAGCCTTTGTTGTATTTGCTGTTTTAGCATTATAACCTGTACCGGCAGCAGATTGACCTGAAGCTAAAGCATTGAAAACTTCCTTATAAATAATTTCTTCGAAACCTTCTAAGATATTATTATATAAATCACTTAAGGACACTGTGCGCAAAATGATTTCTTCAAGAGTAACATAAAAAGAAACTGTTTCAACCATTGTAACAGGAGAGAACCATTTCTTGTCTAATCTAGCGGCTCTATAGATACCACCACGTGCACCCTTAGCGATTGTTAACTTAGCACGATTTTTGCCGATTTTTTCAATATTGAAAGCAACTTCGGCATTTCTATCGAATTGACGAACTTCTGCAAATTCACCTAAAATTTGTTCAAGTTTCTTTGGTAAAATTTCATCAATTGATTCTTCAATTAAAGCGAAGGCTTGATCTTCAACTCTTCTGAAATCTCTACTTGTAGAGTTTTCATCTAAGCCGACTTCCTTCATAATAGCCGCAACGGCGGCTTCATTAACTTCTGTAGCAGAGAAGTTTGTACTTGGTCTATTTTCAAGAGCTGCGATAAGACCTAATTTTAATTCGTTTGTCATCTTATGTTACCTCCAAAAACTAACCAATGAACATATAATGATGACCTGTATCACCATTAGCCATTGTTGTGCATTTAAACCAATCATCAGACTTTCCCATGCCATCTGTATTTTGAATTTCAACAATACGATTTTGTAAAGCATCAGAATCTAATGTTAAAGCTTTTGTGCCCATCCATTCGTCTCCAGGCATTAATTGAACTAATCTTGGAAGTTCTTCATTGACGTTAACTGCATAAATAGCATCAGAGTCAACGAGAGTATTTAATGGTTCAGAGAAGCAAATAAATAATGGACTTGTAGCTGTTGGAGCGATGATACCGTCTTTAGAAATTGTACAAATTGTACCATTTTCCATATATTTGTTGTCTTTTAATACTGTAGCTTTTGCAGTATCTGCAACAGGCATTTGAGCTACAACGAGACCAGCTTGTAAACCCTTGAGGTTATTTGGTTCAATGTAGTCAAACTTTGGTAATAAATCATAAATTGCCATAGTAATTATACCTCTATTTTATTATTAACGACTTAAATTTCTAGAGACAAAGTCGTCTAAAGTATCTCTTGCATTTTCATTTTTAGGAGAAACCAATGCAAAGGCTCTCATAGTATTATGCGGAACTCCTTCGGTATAAGTTTTATACTTTTTGAGAAGCTCTACTTCAAGTGTATTTACCTCAAAAGTGTCAATGTTAGATTGGAAATCTGCATATTCTTTATCGGTAAGATAATCCTTATATGAGTTAAGAAGATTTATTTTCTTTTCTCTCTTAAGGGCTTCAAGTTCTGCTCTTTCACTTTCAGCAAATGAGGTAGCACCTGAATTATCTTCTTTTGCTTGTTCATTGTCTACACTCACTTTCTCATTTGTTCCGGCGACTTCAGCGTTGGTTACTTGTGCCGCATCTACGGCAGAATCTGCGCAGGCAGCATCAACTTCACAATTACATTCAGTATTTTCAATAACTTGTTCAGTCATTGTTTCTTGAACTTCGGTCTCAACAGTAGTTGATTGATTTTCTATAGATTCCTTGTTGTCTATAGAAACTTGTTCTGTTGTTTCCATTTGTGTAGCTTGTTCTACGCCTGTTTCTTCAATATTAGCAGGAACATCTTCATATCTAATATGAACTTCATTCACATTGCCTAGAGTTACTACGCCATTTTCATCACAAGAATATTTAACGCGCATTAACTTGCAAGAACCATCAATATAAGAATAGAAACGGACTATTGCACTGTCATCGAACATGTCGATAACATAAGTTAAGGCTTCTTCTTTATATTCGTTGACGATAGCCTCTTCTACCTTGACAGAAATGTCGCCTCAGGAGAGCTTCATGAAATCTTGTAAATTCATTTGATTGCCTCCAGTTTGTTGATCAGATTGGCGTTCACAATATTCTCTTAATATCTTCATTTTTGCTTCGAAAGCCTCATCACAACTGAAGAATGAAGAACCTGTGAATGCAGGTTTTTGATCTTTACCTAAGACACTTACACCGATAAATTTGCCTGCGGTAAACTCAATATTCTTGAAGTGTCTTTTTTCGTCATAATTAATAGTATATTTAACAGTACTTGGATCCAACTCCAAAGATTGATTATGACCCTCAATCTTTTTTGCTATCTCTCCAACCTTATCAGGACGTTCAGTATAATATACTGTTTCACAAACACATCATACATTACCATTGTCATCTTCCTTGAAAACCGGTTCTTTACAAGGATCAACAATACCGTAAATTTCTTGATTTGTTGCATGTCCTACAAAATCATCCTTATCTTCATCATAATGGCTTACAATTGGAGTATAAGGCAATGATTTGACAAGTTCTTGACTAAACTCGTCAGAGAAAAAACGATGATCTGCAGTTTCTCCTTTATAAAAAACTTCAAGAGTTCCACGAGAGAAACGTTCGTTGTCGTTTTTACTATCTGCTGAGAACGATAAGGTTGCAGGCCAACTAAAACTAATTGCTTGCTTTTTCATAATTAATCCTCTGCAGTTTGCTTATCTGATGACGATTGTTGTTCTGTCTCCGATGGCTCAATCCCAGATTCAGAAGCATTCTTTTGTATATCAGCACCATCCGACTCCTTAGTTCTATCTTCCGCAGTTTGAGTATAAGATGTTTGCATTGGAGTGATTTGGTCTAAGCCTAAGATTTTTTCGAGCGCTAACACATCAGAAATATGTTTTTGCTCAATACCTGATGCTATAAGATAATCTATTTTATTAACACCAAGAGTGGCATTATCTCTGAATACCTTTATATCATCAGTATAAGTATAGGAAGAAATTGGCAAAATATCAATATCCGCCTGATACCCCCCAAAATTAAATCAATTGTTTACAGCTATATTATAGAAACTAATAATTTGTTGTACGTATTTTCATACCATACCTTTATCGCGTACTAAAGACATGCTCAAAGCTTGTACTGATTCAGAAGTAAAAATACCACTATTAAAACCGGCATTATTAAATATAGCTTTAAAAGCTTTTGTAAGTACTTGATTTTCACTAATATCATTTTCAGAAATCTTTGCAACTTTAATATCACCATATGTTGTAATAAGACGTGCTTTTTCACCTGTATCAACAATTCGTTTTAATGATTGATGCATTGCTGCAACTTCATCAACTTCAAATAATAATTGATCTTCATAATGTGGAATAGTATGAACAACTAAATATTTAAGCGCATTTTCATTACGTTCGAGTTCGTTATCTTGATATTTTTCAAAATCAATTAAACCACCCAATATATAGAAATAAGTAGGGATACCAATTTCATTAGTCATAATGCCCGATGAAAAATGTGGATCTAACTCAATTCATTTTTTGTTTGGATTTCTAAGATAAGTACGATAACCTTTTTCAAATTCTTTTGGAAAAGATTTGAAATAATTTTTTAAATCTTTTTCTTGTAATCCTTGATCACTAAAGTACGACATATCAAATGAAATAATAGCAGTTCCGAATTGAGTCTCACCAATTTTGCGGCAATATTTAGTTGGTAAAATTAAGGTATCGACTGTTAAGGCTTGATCGTCGCTAAGTGTAGTAAAAAATACAGAACCTTCGACAAAAAGACGTTCAAGCATGGCAGGAATTTTTGTTTTAAAAGAAAGACCTTCAGTAACTTCTAACATTAAATTATACATTACCATATAATCTTCTACATCAAGATTCTTACGAGCTTTTGCTTTACTCTTAGTATATACTTTATGCGGGACTACTTTATAACGCCAAATATACATATCTGTAAGATAGTTAATGACAGCCGCATAAATTGGATTAGTTACATATAGTCGTTTGGAAGCTTCAACGATTGAATCTTTATTTGCAACCGCATTTTTTAATGCTTTACGAACATCTGCAGGAGTCTTATAACTTGTAGCGGTATAATAGGTACTTTTATCATATCTTCGACGAGTAGATGCTTCATCTGAATATAATTTTTCCAAGTCTTTTATTCTTGAAGTAGAAAATTGTGTTTCATCGCTCATATAATATGATCCTCCTAATTAATAAAAATTCACTGTCTATGTGAATTGGTTTTAGAACGTTTAGTTTTCTTTTTATAATAATCCAATTCAAAATTTTGATTTGTAGCCCAAATTAAATACTCAGCCATAGAGAAAAAGTCTTTTTGAATTGCATCACTACGACGTACTATTTTCATAGTATTACTCATTTGATCAGAAGTATTAACAATATCCAAATTTTTAAGTTCAGCTTCCATCAAATCCATAACTTTAAATGGCATCATAAACTCTTGTTGTTTTTTATAACTCATTTTGCAGAAACCTTTATTTTTTGAGTATAATGTTAAAGCTTCTGATAACTTAATTGGAAAAGTAATTGCACCGGTACTCATGCGGGAGAAAAAGAAAAAGTGAATTTGTTCTCCAACTCGTCCACCAGATTTAATTTCATAAATAATAGTTTTATCTTTAGGATATCTAATTAAATCACGCTCTGAATTACTCGGTGGATTGATAATACCCAAACCTTCAAGTATATTACCAAATTCATCAGTAGTGGGTTTATTTAATCAGTCACGCAATCCCGCGCCAACACCGTTGGCATCATATACTAACATTTTTGCATTATAGGTTAATACTAATTTTTTAAAAGTATTAGCAACAACCATATAATCAGTAGATGCGACCTTTAATAAATTTACAAATTTATAAGTGAAATAATTTTCTTTAGGAATAACTTTCGCTACACCAACTGCAGTATCGGCGATACCGTCTTTAGCCATATCTGCGCAAATAACATAAAAACAATCTTTTTCCTTTTGTTCTGTTGTACGCTTGTCTTTTAACTCAACCAATTTGACTTGTCGTAACGAAGTAATAATATTAGCACTAAATGCCGCTCCCATAGGCGCATCAGATCATCGTGATTCATATTCACGTTCAAATGAAGATTTACTAAAAGACGGTGAATTAATAATATCTTCTATCATTTTTGGTGACGTTAGTTTGCAAGCTAGTGGAATACGATAAGTACCTAATAATACAAAATATTTATCTGGTTCGATAACACTTCGGCATAATGTTTCAATTAGTTTTTCATATGCAAAAGTACCTTGATAACCAGAAGTAGTAATATAAATTTGTTGAGATTGAGGTTCATGCGGATTGATTAAACCATTAATCATTGTACGAGGTCTATTTAATGTTGGAATATAAACTTCATTAACTTTAATAGGATCTTGTTCAATAATTTCCTCAAAAATTAATGATTCAAAACGAGTACCACGAACTGCGCCAACGCGTAATGAAGAACCATTCTTAAAATTAAATTCCGCATAGTCATTTTGTAACTTATATGGATCTAACAATTTACCCGCTACTCTGCGGCGCTGCATTTCATTAGCTAATAAAGGAAATTTTACTCATAAATCACCTACAAACTTTTGTTTAGCAATTTCAGCCGCCTGTTTATTCGTACCCGCTGTAATTGTTGTATTATGTCGTGGTATAAACATACAATGCAAATAACGATCAATATCTGCTAAGAATGATTTTGAAGTACCACGAGAAAAACAACCATAAGTAACATTTCCGCGAGACATGCAGCGAATAATAATACGTTGGAAGAAAAATAATTTAAAATGACTATTGTGCGGCACAATTAAATCAAGGAACTTATCTGGATATACCATAAATAAATTCAACATTTCGCCGCACTTCTCAAAATTTTCATCAATACGTTTTTTAGTTAAAAACCCAGTAATTTCTTGATCATCTGTCTCTAAAAAATTAACATAATCTTCAATTTCAGGATCTAATATATCTTCATTTAATAAATCATCAATCAACATATTAATCATCCTCGTTGAAGGTGTTGTCAATTACTGCCGCGTCATCTTCAGTATCTACTTCACTATCTTCTGGATTAAAATTCATTAAATCTTCAAGTGAAGGACCTTGAATACCATCAGTAACTTCTTCTGTATGTTTTTCCTCTTGAGTTTGCATACGTTGTTGCGCCATTTCTTCAAGAAGTGGTTGTAAACCAGTAGACTCAAGAATTAAACGACGATTTGCGGCCTGTATATCTTTAATGGTACGATCAACTTCATCTCGATCATAACCATCATAGAACTTAAAATTAAAACCTTGTTTCTCCATGTAATCATAAAGTTCCGCAACAGTAGTAATATCATCTGTTTTAGTATCGTTAATCATACCTTCCAAATCTGCCTGTTTTGCGAAAGCAGAATAAGAAGATGATAAATCTTTTAAACCTTTTGCATCTTTTGCACGGATAGCATCATCAATTTCAATTTGAATTTTACAAAGCGCTTTAACCGCCTCACGTTGAAGAGGATTAGTAATATTGTTTGCTTTTAATGTACGAGAATAAATGCTATCTAATTTAATAATATCTTCAAAGGTATATTGTTCACCCCATTTTAATCTTCCACGTTCAACGTATGAATCACGAATAGGAGTGAGTCTATTTAAAATTTGTGTAAAAGAACGACATTTTTCTCATTCTTTATTGGTACGCGTTCATAAATCTCTGGTAGAAGATTCGTAAGATAAATTAGGATGATTTTCCTTGTCTTCTAACATAATCGTTGTATAATCTTCAAATATATTGTTACCATGATCTGTTAATGATAACCATATTTCAGGTTTTCATGGTAAATTATAGGAGCGACAAAAAAATTCCGCATGCTCAAGATTATTAAAATCTAATTGTTTATTGATACAATCAAAACAAATGGTAGATCCACTAAGCGGATTGTTACTAAACATAAGTTTTTTACGTTGTCCGCATTTTGGACATGTATTAATTGAAAAATTAATCATATACATCTCCTTTCATATTCATATAAAGTATATCGCCTATGATACAGAAGAAACAAATTTTATAAAAGTAGGGAAAATATTTGCAAAATGCTTGACAATTATATATATTATATATGTAAGGGTCAAGGAACAAGAGCAATAATATTAAAATTGATTTGTCTTTAAAAACTCAATATGATATGTATATGAGGTTAAAAATATGATGAATATTGTAAAACAACAACAAACAACATGCGATGATGATTTGGTTATTAATCAATATGATCATTATTTAGATCCAACTCCAGAAGAAATCGAAGTTAGTATAGAAATTGCAGAATTATTGAATAAAATTGATCAAGACGTATTAACTTTATTACATTAATTAAGATTCTCTTGCTAAAGGGAATCTTTTTTCATATATTATAAAAAAGGAGTTTATAATATGTGAATTTATATATTTATTGCTATTATCGGAACTATTATATCTATATGTATTGGTATTCTTTGGTATCTTCACTTCAAACAATATCAACAACTTGAATGCCGCAATAAAACATTAGCAGATAAAAATGCTGAACTTAATTCAAAATTAACAGAATTAAATGCACAATTTTTAATTACGCAAGATCAGTTAACCGCGGCAATAACAAATAACAACCAAACAGAAGCAAACTTACAGAGTAGATATAATATATTAATAAATGACATCGCCGCAGCGGAAAATCAACTTAATCAATTAAATCAACAATTACAAGATCGTACTAATGGATTAAATGACATAGCGGCGCAATATGAAGAAACGCATAATATACTGAATTTCACTCTTGCCCAAAATGCGGCCGCAGCGGATGAGTTAGCTAGTTACAAAAGTGAATTGAATGAATTATTACAAAAATTAAATAATGCTAAGGGAACTAGTCGAATTGCCTTATTAAAAGACTATCAAAATAAACAAAAATCATTTGATTTTTCTTTATCTGATAAAGAATATACATTAATCCGCACAATTAAAGAGATTAGTAATTTATATCCTGAATTAAGTAAAGATCTAGCTACTATTGAGTGAAAGAAAATATGATTACCTAAAGTACAAAATATCGCGGCCATCTATGAATTAAATAATAGAGGCATCTATAGATTAATATTAAAATCAGATGAAAACATTAGCTATGTTGGACAGGCAACTAATATTAAAGAACGATGATATGAACATATTAAGAAAATGCTTGGTGTAGATAGCAAAGGTAATGAAAAGCTTTATAATTACCGTCCTGAGGATTTTTATTGAACAGTATTAGAAATGAACAGTGGTGATTTGAATCAAAGTGAGCATTATTGAATTAGCTACTATTGTTGTACTGAAATTGGATTAAATAAAAAGAAATAAAAAGAACCAGGAATTAATCCTGGTTTTTATTTTATTAATTAGTTCCCATCTAAATACTCACTTAATAGTTCAGTGTATCGTGCCATAATTAACGTACTCTATTAACAATATCAGTTATTGTACTATTGCTGTCAAATTGAGCTTCTGATAGAGCATTAGATGCATTCGTCCAGTAACTTATAAAAATCATATTAGCAGTAATTCTAACATCGCCAATGTTATAAAGTGAATATCCACTGCTCGTGTCTCGTAAAGCTCCACGATACCACGAAAATTTTTTATTATTAATCATGTCTCGTAATTCACTAAAATCAGTAAATTCATAGTTTAAAAAACTTAAAACATGAATAATTGCTGCTTTTGCGCCTTTTGTTATTGTTACATCATGTTGATATAAAAAGTTGTCTTTTAATGTAATATGTGAATTTTGCACATCAAAATAATTGTTATCAAATTGCGCAGGTGAATTAACTTTTGACTTGTCGCCAAATTCTGCAACAAGATTAATAATAGGATCGCCATCGCTTGTTTTTTTGACTTCTAAAGTAGCATTCTCTAAAAGCTCGTTTTTGTTAACTAGCCCATTTTTTAAAGTATCTGTTATTTTGCCGCGGCCTTATCAATGGCATCTAAACCTTCACCAAGGTCATTGTAACCATCACCATGAAGCGGCAAATCTTCACCCAACGTGCGCGCAATTTCTCGTACTTGAGTTCCTGTGTTCTTGTAAGTTGCCACAATTTGACCTCACTATTAGTTATTGCTATTGTTTTACTCCATTAGCTTGGAGCCATATTAGTAACTCAGAATCTGTTACTGATTGGTCAAATGTAATTATACGGTAAGCTTCATTAAATCAGCTACCATCACTATAAACGTCTATTGTGTTTGTAGAACTACCATCTCTTCAATAAGTTAATAAATAATCAATACCTCCAAATGCTGTGCTATAACTTCTGTTGATATATGTAAAGCGAATGCCATTTAAAGTGTACGAATAACTTTTTATCAGCTGTTGTATGATCAATAGTTGTATTTGATAAAGTTTTATTTAATACCTAAGTTTCGCCACTGGAAGCCGCATTATTTATTAATTTATTTTTAATGCTATTGCAAGAACATCATAATACCCAACTTCTTCGTGCACTGTAAGTTCACCTGTACTACCGTTAAGGCTGTCTAACTCACATACAGTTAAGGTATCATCTATTGCATTATATTTTAATATTAAAATATCATCTGCAATGGATTCTAGTAAGCTTTGATGTTCTGCACTCCATTCAATTAAAATACCACCATTGTTACCAGATTCATCGGTTAATCTATACTCAAACATAGTGTTTAATCCCCAATCAGTTGATATAAAATCATTATCTTTATTAGTTTTAGTAATATTAAAAGGATTTATTAAATCAGAAAGAATAGGTTCAACATTAATATCATTTGCTTTTGATAATAACTCATAACCTTTTGCACCAACATTGATAATTCTAGCATTATTTAAAGTTGATGAAAAAGTTGGTGCGCCTGTAAAAAAGCCATCACAATATGTAATATTTGTAAAATCTAGCATATTGTCTACTTCTGGTAAAGTTATATTTCCTCCTTTTTTTACACCATTAGCTTGGAGCCAGGTTAATAAATCGCCTGTTGGTGTTGTTGCAAAGGTTACTGTTTTATAAGCAAAATCATTCCAATTTCCATTATTATAAGCAGTAATGCTTGACTCAGGTACATTTCTATAAATAAGAGTAGCGTTCGGTCCTACTACTTCTATTGATAACTTAAACATATTAAAATTTTGATTATTACTGACAAAATCAATTGTAAACGAAGCAGCACTAGTTATAGTTAATTGATCATTTAACACTCAAGTTTCGCTACTGGAAGCCGCATTATTTATTAATTTATTATTAATTTTAATTAATTTATTGCCATTTTTAATTAAATTACTCATAATAAAATACCTCATCTAATTTAATATAAGAGAAATAATAATAATATGCAAATTTGATGAAAATATCTTATTGTTAAAATGTAGAATATATGATCAAAATAAAATATATGATCAAAATAAAAATATACGATCAAAATAAAAATAATGTATAATGTCTCTGGTCTACCCCGGTCCGTTTCAAAAATTTTTCATCGTTAAAAAATTGCATATACCCCCGAGGGGTATACCCCTATTTTATGCCACCCACCACCCCTAAAAATTTTTTTTAAAAAACTATTGCATTTAATTTTTATAGTGTTATAATTATATTGTAAGGAAAGGAAAAACACTTATGACACTCACACAAGATAAAAGAGATTTATTATTAATCGCATTCGCACAACAACACAACGCCGAGCAATTTATAAACGGCGCAACCACAAGAGGAGATATATTTGAAAGCGCCATAACGGGTGAAGCTTGCAAACGCAACGGCTTACACGAGATTAGCAAGGGTGATTATATTTATAATGGTATGGTTGTTGAGATTAAATATTTAACTAAAAAAACTAAGGCTAGTAAAGAGCTTAAAGGCACTACCGCAACACACTATTTAATAGGCTTCAATACGGGTAAAGAGATAGAGATTAGATTAATACCACATAACGAAATTATTTATACCAATGATAGTGGTAAATTAAAAATTTCATATCAAGCTAATATTAACAAGGGCGTTAGAGTTGAGCTCTAACGCCGGGAGTAGTAGTTATGAATAAAGAAAGTAAAAATATATGGTTCGATATGGATGGCACAATAGTCGACCTATACGGCGTTAATAATTGGCTTACGATGATTATTAATGAAAATGCAACACCTTATACAATAGCAAAACCATTAATTAATATGCAAGTATTAGCTAAAACATTAAACAAGTTAATTCAAAAAGGTTATACGATTAATATTGTAAGTTGGTTATCTAAAAATGGTACACCAACATATAATGAAAAAGTTATACAAGCTAAAAAACAATGGTTGCGCAAACATTTAAAGAGCGTGCAATTTTCAAAAATTGATATTATTAAATATGGTACACCTAAACAAAACAATAGAAGCGGTATATTATTTGATGATGAAAAACCAAACCGCGATGCTTGGAGTGGCATAGCATATAATGAAAAAAATATATTAAAAAATTTAAAAGAGTTGGCTTAGTTCAACTCTTTTTTAATAATATAATAGTTAGTCTCATCTAACTGCGCGTGCGCCTGCGCGGTTAGTTATAACTAACTTAAAAATATTTTTCTAAAACTATTGTTTTTAAAATTTTATTGTGATATAATTATATTGTAAGGAAGGGAGAGAAAAAGAAACCCAAACTTATAAAATAAAAATTATATCAAAAAGTATTGACAATCAATACTAATTAAGATATAATTATATCGTAAGGAAAGGGAGATACAAAGTATCTCAAAGGTGAAACACATTATGGAAAACAAAATAAACACAACTAGTAGTAAGACAACAACTACAACCACAGACAAGCTTAATGAGAAACAACAAAAAGTTATTGATTTCTTGAAAGCTCACAAGGGTGAAAAATTTACTCTTGCCGAGATTAGCAAATCTATTGGTGAAGAAGTTAAGAGCGGCACAACCAACACCTTAGTGAAAAAGAATTTAATGATTTGTTACAAAAATGAGCGTAAAACAATTTGCCCTTGTTGCGGACACAAAACAAAAGTAAGTACTTATGAGATAGCATAAGTACTTAGCAAATGGCAATAATCATGAATGAATTTCTAAATTATATCACGGGTGAGATTAATTATTTTACCAATAGAATAAGCGCTTATTTTTATTTTAAAAGAGATAGTAAACAATTTAAATATAGGTTAAAATGGCGAGATATTCAAAAAATAAAGTCCTAATATAGGACTTTTTATTTTATTTTAATGCGACACACCCGGATCCGTGGTCATCGCCCGCGCCGCAGTTAGTCATGACTAACTTTAAAAAATTTTTAATTTTTTATAAAAAGTATTGCATTATAATTTTATTGTGATATAATTATATTGTAAGGAAAGGAAGAATAAACATGAAAAAACTTACTACAACCGAAATAAATACAATAATTGAGAGTTTAGCCTTATATATTCAAGAAAATGGCACTGCCGTTATTATGTCAGTCTTAGATATTGTAGAAAAATTAAGAGATTATGAAGAAAATAAGCTTGACAATAAATAATGAAGTGATATAATTATATCGTAAGGAAAGGTAAATAAAAATTATGGAAAAAATGAGAATTGTATTAGATACTGAAACTGCGGGTGGTTTAGATTCACCATTAGTATATGATTTAGGATACGTAATAGCTACTGAGAGCGGCGCTATTGTAAAGACACGTTCATATATTATTAAAGAAGTATATGATAATATGGCTTTATTTGAAACAGCTTACTATAAAGAAAAAAGACCACTTTATGAAGAAAGACTTAAAAGTGGTTATTCTAAAAAAGTAAATTTATCATATGCTATGTATCAACTTAAAAAAGATATGAAAAAATATGGTATTGATAAATTTGCTTACAATAGCCGCTTTGATAATAAAGCTCTTAAAACTACCATGAATTATTTTCAAAAAACCAAACACAACCCATTAGAAAATGGAATTGAAGATATTATGAACTATATCGCTAATATCACAAACACACAAGAGTATAAAGAATTTTGCGAAACAAACGGCTTCTTAACTAAACATCGCAAACCAAGACCACAAAAGAAAGCCGAAACATTATATAGATATCTTACTAAAAACCCAGGTTACATGGAAGAACATACCGCACTTGAAGATAGTAAAATTGAATTATTTATCTTAATGAAAGCACTTGAATTAATTGAAAGGAATTAACATGAATAAATATATATACCATATACAAAACTATCATAGCAAATACCCAATTATCTATGAAGTTTACGCTAACTCAACAAATAAAGCCGCGGAAATTCTAACAAAAGAATTGCAAAAATCTTGGGAACAAATTCAAAACAATATAACTACTACAATAATAATAAAAAATGTTATGCCCGATTTCTAGGATCGGCGCATAGCGCCGACTATTATACCACCTTTTCTTCTTAATTTCAAGTCTTTTATTTCACAAAAAACATATTATAATTATAATAGTTAGTAAATCTAACTTATATCAAAAAATATTTAAATAAGTGTTGACACCAATAAATATTGATGATATAATTATAATGTAAGGAAGGTAATACATATGGAAAACAAACTCAACGACAAACAACAAAAATTCATGGACACTGTTACAAATGAACCGCATACATTAGCCGAGCTTAGCCAAATGGCTGGCATAGAATTTAAAACTGGGTCAATAAATATTTTAGTTAAGAAAAATTTAGTTAAACATGGTGAAGATAAAGTAATTACTTGCGAACTATGCGGGCATAAACACAAGGTAAAAACTTGGCTTAAAGCATAGATTTTACTTGACAATAGTAAACATATAGTATATAATATAATTATCTTTAAAGGAACTTAATTGTCTCACGGCGTATCTATTAACTAGGGCACTAGTTTTTAGGTATGCCATTTTTTATTATATGCAAAATTATTTTCTATTGCAACTTAAGTGGTAGCGCGTGCGCCTGCGCTCCTAAGCCGACTTCAATTTCACTTGCACTTCAAGAGGCAGCAGCAGCAGCAATTCATTTTTATTATACCAGCAGCAGCTACAATAATATAATTATAATTCCCCTTTAATTATAGCATATTTGGCGGACCTTGTCCAGAGATTTTCGCAAATAATTTTTTATTTTTAGTGCGAAAAACTATTGACGTAATCAAAAATATATGCTATTATAATTATGTAAGGATAAGGAAAGATTAAAAATTCTATCCTGAAACCTCCTCAAAGATTAGTGAAAAAAACTATTGACTTGGTCTATGAAGTATGCTATTATAATTATATAGAAAAGGAAGAGATTAAATATGAAAACTGTTTACGAAGCATGGACTAGACGCGTTGCGTTTGAAGGTACTGCTGATGAGTGTTGGAAATGGATTATGGACCAAGCTTTCACTATGGATGACGGCCGTAAAATCTTCCGCACTTGGCAAGAAAATGGCGACTGCTACTATGATGTTGGCAACGTTTATATCTTCAATAAATAGTGAAAAAAACTATTGACTCAATCAGAAAGATATGCTATTATAATTATATAAGGATAAAGAAAGGAAAATAAAAACTATGGAAATCAAAATGAATGAAACTAGAACTGCTATTGTAAATGTATTAAAAGATGCCGCCGCACCAATGACTTTAAAAGAAATTTCAGCCGCAGTTGGCTTTGAAGTTAAAAGCGGCACAACTAACGCAATGCTCAAAGCAGGTATTATTATTAAAGCAGGAGTCAGAGAAATTGTTTGTGAATTATGCGGGCACAAACATAAAGTTGCTGAATATGTAATAGGAACAATTCCTGCGGCCGCAACCGATATACCTAATAAAAAGTAATAATTATCAAAAAATTACTTGACTTAAAGCAAAATAAGTTATATAATAATTATATAAGATAAAGAAAAGATTACCCTTCCTTGTCCTAAGCATGACAATAAACTACTTAATTATAGTGGAGAACAAGTTAAAAGCTTTTCTTCACCTGTTGGCCGCCATAGTGGTAGTTCTGGGTGCGATTCCTGGAGTGGTCTCAGCTTCAGCGATAAGAAGCCGATAAATCCGCCAAAACGGAATAATCTTCGCGCAGTGGATAGATAATTTAATTCCCCCTAACTAATGATATTAGTTGTTTAAATTATCTATTTACTAAAAACTAGCGATAACCACACTAGTAAAAATAAAGGTTACTGCGGGACGCCAGTGCATAACTTCGGTCTAGGACAATAACGCAGTATAAATAAAATTGAAGGACTTATGCCGGTGAGTTGGTTAACACCGAAATAAAATTAACCGCAAAAGATACATAGTTGGAACCCTATGACCGGCAGTCGCAAGACAGGGTGTACGGTGTACGCTTAAGGAATGTACTCCGCCGAACAGGGCTTAAATTCCCCGCAGCAAAAGGGAGAGTGATATCTCCAACTTTTCCTATTGTATAATCTGTCTATCCAGGTTATCTGGTTCAGCGAGAAGTTTAACTCGAAAAAATAAACTGTCTCCAAAGCTTGGAGGAGTGCAAAGAATACAAGCAAAAGGTGAATAGTTCACTGTGGTCATAGTACCACGCGGTAAACCGCAAAAACTTATATACCGCAAGTTTAGAGTGAGATCTGGGCAGTAAAACGGCTAACTGCAGAAACTCAAATCCAAAGGCTGCCACCTGAGGTATCACTATGGCAGTAGTGATTATATAATATTTGATTAATTCGAATACGTACTTTGTAGATGGCGACGTTAAACAAATCTATCATGCTTACAGGTTCAGAGGAAAGAACTTGAAAAACTAAGTCCGGTTATGACTTAGTCAAATCTATAAACTAACTCGAGGTCAGACATTATGTCTTGACCTCTTTTATTTTGCAATAATCAAAAGTGAATCGACATTAGCGCGTACCATTTTAGCATTTATTGTTCTTTATGTCAAGCAAAAGCAGCAAGAAAATAATTGAAAATTTTTATTGCAATAGTGAAAATAATATAGTAATATAATTATATAAAGAAAGGAAAGAAAAATAAAATATCAATCACGCTGCGGCCGCATGGGTCGTCTACAATAAAATTGATTAAAGTTAATAAAAGGCTGGACTTAATCAAGAATACATGGTATTATAATTATATAAGATAAGGAAAGGAAAAATAAGAATATGGATACATTAGTTTCAAAGGAAGAATTTCGTAAAACAATAGTTTTTAAAAAGCGTTTCTCAGCATGGACTGGCTATTTTGATATTGAAGCCGCCAATGGTCGTGCAAGTTATGGATTCGGAATTAGCGCCGCACCAGATCAATCTGCCACTTCTGCTAAACCAGAAATAGTTGACCACCTATATAACAAAGTGCGCGAATACTGCATATTAAATCATATCAATTTTAATTCACTTATAGCGGAAAAAATGCTTGCAAAAGCCAATAAAAATAAGTAATATATAATTATAAAAGGAAAAAAGAAAATAAAAATTATGAACGCATGTTTAGGTAATAAATACCTTACTACCCAAGGTTTAAAAGGGGCACTTGAAATTGCAAGAGTATTAATCAAAAATGGTTATCAGGTTTTTATTCAAGAAGACGAGCTTGATACTTACATTGTTGGTTATGCTTACAACGATTCAAGACTTGGTGATCCCGAATTTGCATTACTAACTCAAGAAGAAATCGACACAGTTTTATGTGATCGCCAAAAAAACGAAGAAGATAATTAAAAATCTTCTGGCAGAAGTCAAAAAAATATTGTATAATAATTATATAAACAAACAAATTAATAAATTAATAAACTAATAAGGAGAAAATATTATGACAAACACAACTAAATCAATTAACTATACTACACAAGATCGCGCACTCGTCGCCATTCTTAAGAATAGTGAACCAATGACTCTCGAAGAACTTAATGCGGCTGATAATAATCTTACCGCTTTCTCAAGCGGCAATCTTGTTTCTGCCATGAGAAAAGGTTTAATCGCAAAAGTCGGTGAAAAAGAAAATATTAAAGATGGCAAAAGAAAAGTTGGTACATATAACTTTTTAACTGATGATGCCCTTTCTAATGGTAGTAAACAATATAACTATACAGATGGTGAAAAAGAAATTCTTCGTATCGCATCTGCTATAGATAGTCCATTTACACTCGCTGCCTTATCTGAAGCCGCAGGTAGAAAAATTAATTCAGGCTCAATTAATAGCTTGGTTAAAAAAGGTAATATTGGTAAAGGCGATCAAATTGAAGTCGCCACCAAAATTAAATCAATTGTTGGCGTTTACGGCTTTGTTAAAGACATTCCTGATGAAGCAAAGTAATTCTCATTAATTGAAAAAATTACTTGCTTTAGCCCACAAAAGATTATATAATAATTATATAAAGATAGATAAATAATTAATAAAAGTTAATTACGGAGAAGGAAAACTCCTCAAACCTGCATGAAAGTAGCTTGTAAGTGTCGCAGCATTGCATCCGTGGGCACATAAGTCTGCGAATTACTGCAAGCGCATTATCTTTCCGTAAACCAGTTTAAGCCTTTATACCATACGTTAAAGATATAAAAAGGCTTCATCTACATGACTGAGTTAGAAATGCAAAGAGTCGACAGGGATGCCGCTTCTTTATCTACACAGTGCGGTTGGTAACTCCACTTAGATAAGTTACAAAACGGTTCAAGTTCCGCGAACTTGACGGAGAATGACTACCTTCGAGAGTGAAGTCATGTTCTGCGGCATTCGACATACAGCAATGCGGGTTTAGAATAAACCAGATTATTCTTGACGTTAATACTTGCGGAAAAAATCAAGTATTCGGGCAATAGAACACGTAACTTCTTGATGCCGGCGAATTATCGCTAGATAAAATGTTCGTAGTTTTGGAATTTTCTAAATAAAAAATTCGTGCTTTCTCAGCTAACGAGACCTGTTTCAAACTAGGAAATGTTGAATTACTTAATAATAGAGACAATCACTGCTATTGTTAAGGACACAATAATGTGGTTTATGCGACCGTACTAACATGCGGCAAGCATTTGCTGATTTGTGCGAACAATGGCGTCACTCGAGCCGCCATTCAAATCATCTGGTTTACTTAGACCAATCATACAATTAAGTAGTCTACAACGAGACATCGCAATAAGATAATTATCTATAGGGGAAATGTTCTTTCCGGTTAATAACTTAACTCACCGCTGTGCGGACAGCGGACGACTCGACGCTTACACAATTTCAGGAGTATAAATAAGTTAGTAAATTGTACTTTGTTAAGAATATTCAATATTGCTATTTTAGTTTTCATATTATAGCTATGAGGACACTCAATCACATATCCCTTTCCTTACCTCTTTAATAATATTGTATATTCTTAAGAGAGTTTTTCCCTCTCTATCCCTTTCCTTTAAACTGCTGATTATGATTTATCATGGCATTTTCTCCTTTCTGGAAATGATCGGCAGTATGCGGACCTCCTCTAACGGAGGTCTTTTATTTTATAACAAATAATCGAATTAATGAATTCACTATTTTATACAAATAATGAACTAATGGATTCACTTTAGCGCGTATGATACAACTCTTTTTGCTTTATGTCCACATTTTTCTTAAAAATAATTCTATAAGAAACTATCTAGGTTGCCGCCATCTTATTTTGCTCTTATTTTGAACCTTTTAGATTCTAAAATTTAATAGACTACTAATTAATCACATCATGGCGCGGCAACATATTTTTATTGTTTTTAAAGCATTAAAATTGCCGCCGCACAAGTAGTTAATGGATTAATTAATATTTAAGCAATAGTAAAAGAATTGTATAATTACTACTAACTTTTATTACTACTGCCGCAAAATCGCCGCAGCATTGTTAATTAATGGTAAAATAGTTAATTAAGTTATAGAATAATTAGTATTTTTCTAACAAAACAAGTTATTTATTAATTAATTTTATTAAATTACTAATAACTTTTAAAAATTTTATCAACTAATTCGTAAAAATTACTACTAATAGCTAATTTTATTGTTAAAAATAATCAAAATTAATTCAAAATGAATAAATAATATTAATTAATCACGTTAATTAAATGTTAATTAATTTCATTCAAAATAACAACGAAATTTTTCAGCGCTTGATGAGTCGTAACAAAATGATAACAAGGACATAAACTAATAATGTTAATAAACTAATAATGTTAATAAACTAATAATGTTAATAAACTAATAATACAGTAGTAAGTTAAGAATATGTTATTAATTACTTTTACTTCTGCGAATGAAAAGTTGCTATAGTTTACATTATATAGAGCCTTGCCCAAAATGCTTATCAGAAACATTTTAAATTCAAAGTAAAATTTTATCTACTTTCAATAAAAATTTATTAAATCCAATTTTGAAAAATTTTGAATTTTGTAATATTATATTAATAGGAACAAGGAACAAATAAAAATGACTTTAAAACAATTTAAAAAGTTAATTTCGCATTTGAATCAAAATTCGCTTATAAAGGTAAATGGTTCTGATATACAACTAACCTTCTCAGTAGATCAAGATAATAATTGGTATATAAATATTACTGAGTTAGTTAATACTACTGCACTTGATAGTAAATTTAAAGACGAACATTAGTTCGCCTTTTTATTTACCCAGTAAATTAAATTAACCATTTCAATAACGTTAAAATTAACCATTTCAATAACGTTAAAATTAACCATTTCAATAACGTTAAAATTAA